GTCCAACAGAGCAGAGATTAGAGGTGAATATGCAAGGTACAAGTAATTGCTTGACGAGTGTGCAGAAAGATAATTTATTACTTGAAAAACCTTTGTTGCTAGGCGGCATCGGAAAAGAAAACGAGTTTGGCTCACAGTACAGGCAGGGAAACAGAGTGTATAGTTCCGATGCTTGCGCTATGGCATTAAATTCTCAACCGGTTGGAAATGCTGGTGGAAATTCATATTTATACAATGTTGGCTATCGTATCAGAAAGCTGACACCGAGAGAGTGTGGACGGCTGATGGGTGTACCTGATGAAGATATTGACAAAATGGCAGCAGTCAACAGCAATACGCAGTTGTATAAACAATTCGGAAACAGCATAGTAGTTGATGTTATGTGTGCTATGTTTAAGAATTTGAACATCAATCAAAAATAAAATGTGAGGTGGTAAATATGGGAAATCAGCCTTTGGAAGTTAAGGCGGATAGAAACTATAATAGGGCGCATGAGATGACGAGAAACGGCAAATTCACAGTTAAATGGTGTTTGGAGTTTATTAACAACTGGGAAAGAGCAACACGAAAGCTCAGAGGTGGTGACAATGGTAAGAGAAATTAACGATTGTTGTGGTTGTGCCGTACCTGGTTATCCGTGTATGGGTGATAGTTGCCCTAGACGGCATACGATCGTTTATGAGTGTGATAGGTGCGACTGTGAATGCGATATACTTTATGATTATGACGGCAATCAGTTGTGTGAGGACTGCTTGCTGGAGGTTGTACCAAAGATAGGAGGGTAATATGGCGGTTTACAGGAATGTACATCTGTCATTTTGGACAGATAACAAGGTTGAAGATGATTTTACACCAGAGGATAAGTATTTTTATATGTATTTGCTGACTAACCCTCAGACAAATATATGTGGTTGCTATGAGGTTAGCTATTCTCAGATGACAAGGCAGACTGGCTATAACAAAGATACTGTTATGCGCTTGCTTGAAAGATTTGAAAATGTACATAAAATCATACGTTTTGACAAAAATACCAAAGAAATACTGATACTTAACTGGTATAAATACAACTGGAATAAGTCAGAAAAGACCTTAACAGGGGTAGAAAATGTAGCGAAATATGTTAAATCTGCTGAGTTTAAAAAATACATTTTTGATGTGATAAAAAGCATAAAGAATGATACCCCTATTATGGGGCATGTATGCCCCATACAAGCATCTGTATCTGATACTGATATTAATAATATATATATTAATAATAAAAGAGATATAGTTAATACATCTAAGAATATTAATATAAACAATAATATACCAGATGAATTAATTACAGAGTTTAATATATCTAACTATTTACTGGATGGTATTAATACATGGCTTAAATATAAAAAAGAACGGAGATTTACATACAAAGAGAGTGGCTTGAGAACCTTGGTTAAGACTATTAAGATTAAGGCAGATGAGTACGGAGAACAGGCTGTCATCGCAATAATTGATGAGAGTATTGGAAATGGCTATCAAGGGATAACCTGGGACAGAATAAAAAAAGTTCAACCACCAAAGTCACGGCAGAGTGCTAATGATCAGTTTGATAGGCTCATGGAGCAGATAAGGAGAGATGAAGATGATTGACGGCAAGAATGAAATGACAGTAGATAACAAGGAGGGGAGAGCAATTGACCGATAAAGAAACACGTAAGATAATAGCGGTATTGATGGTTGCTTATCCAAACTACAAGCCGATTAACATTGACTTTACCGTATCTGTTTGGACGGATATGTTGTCTGATTATTCTTACTCAGAGGTTGACATGGCAATCAAGGCATATATATCAACGGACACCAGTGGCTTTGCCCCGGCGATAGGACAGGTTATAGACAAAATAAAGTCAATAACTACTCCTCGGCAAATGACCGATGCCGAAGCGTGGTCACTGGTCCGCAAGGCAATATCGGATAGTGGCTACAATGCAACAGCAAGATTTAACGAGTTGCCGCCGGCATGTCAGAGAGCCGTGGGCTCACCGTCACAGCTGAGAATGTGGGCGCAAGACACGGAGTTTAATGAGAATGTCGTGAGCAGCAACTTCATGCGGTGCTATCGAACAGAGATAGCACGACAGAGAGAGATAGACAGAATGCCGTCAGAGATACGACAGATGATTGATAAAGTCAATAATAATTCTAAATTACTTCAAGATAAACAGGCTAATCTGCCTGAGATTACTCAAGATAAAAACTATAAACTGAATAGAGAGTAGTGACTATGGGAGCATCAACAAAACAGTACCGCCGCCGTAAAGCTGCTGGATTATGTGTCGAATGTGGAAAACCGCTGGACAGGATAGGTGCTTACTGTGTTAAATGTTGCAAGGCACACACCGAGGACTCCATACAACAAAAACACTGGTATGCCGATAATGGAATATGCCCTACATGCCGAATAAATAAATTAATGGGGACTGAAAGGCACTGCCCTGAGTGTCGCGCACGAGAATCTGAGTGGAAGCTAAGAAAAAGGGAGTCAGACAGAGAAAACACCAACAAACAACATGCGGAATGGGCGAAAACCAAATATGCCGAAAGGGTTGAAAAAGGCCTTTGTACTAGGTGCGGAAAACGACCGGCTAAAGATGGTGCACACACATGCGTGTATTGCGCTGAAAAAACTAATGCTTATCACCGAAGAAAGAGAGCAGAGAAAAGGTTGAATGCACAAGAAAGATACGAAAAGGGTATATGTCGATTTTGCAATAATCCTGTTAAGGATGGGTATAAGTTATGTGAGCACCACTACCAGCTCAATCTTATCAACTCGGCAAAGGCAGACAGGAGTGCATATAACAGGCGACAGTATCAGATAAGCCAAAGGAGGCGAGCGGCTAATGACAACGAAGAAAGACAATCCGTGTAAAGACTGCCCCGATAGATATGTTGGTTGTCATTCAAACTGTGAGCGGTACCTAACGTGGAAAAAAGTGTACGATGAATGGAACAGCAAAGTGTTTAACGAGAGGTCGAAGAGCCGAGCGGTTGACAAGTATCTGATAGACAGAAGTTTAAAGGCAAAGGCGGAGTATCGGAGGAAAAACAGATGAATGTTGTGGTTACGCAAAGTGGTAAAAAAGTGAATATTGCTGATATTGTTTTGCCTGATGATGTGGCAAGAACAATAGCTAGCATGATTGGTTGACAAGTATATAAATGACAAGTAGAATGTGCCGTAGAATGTAGTGTATATGCGGCACATTTTACGTAGGAGGGTAATAAAAATGGAATGTGTGGCATATATAAGAGTGTCAACAGAAAGACAGGTTGAAGAGGGTTACGGCCTTGAAAGTCAAAAAAGAGATATCGAAGAATATTGTAAGAAAAATGAAATGCTAATCACTGATTGGTATATTGATGCTGGACTATCTGGGATGGACATGAGCAAGCGTGTTGAACTGCAACGGCTTATATCGGACATATCGAAAATAAACAACATAGTAGTATATAAGCTGGACAGGCTAGCAAGGGATTCAGTAGATGCATTATACATGATTGAAAAACTCTTTACACCGAAAGGTGTCAGAGTTAATAGCGTACACGATTTTGCCAGGTATGAAACACCGCAAGACAAGTTTCAAACACATATTATGGCGGCAGTTGCCGAATACGATAGAAACACAATGTTGCTGAGAATGCGCGGCGGTATGCTGGAGAGAGTTAAAAATGGCTACTGGATGGGCGGCGGCAATACACCATACTGTTACCGATATGATAAAAACCTTGGCTATCTTGTACCGATTCCAGAACGTGCCGAACAGGCTAATAGAGCTATGGATTTGTTTATTGACGGTATGTCCGACGTAAAAATTCAGAGACTACTTGGCTATAAGAGTGAATTTGTTGTGAGAAATATCCTCACAGGGGTTGTTAATATCGGTTATATCCCATACAAGGGCGGCACATATAAAGGATTGCATGAGCCAATATATGAGCATGACAAATTTTATCTTGCTCAGGAGTTGAGGAAAAGTAGACGTAAACAACATGTATACAGTTTTACCGAGCCACATTTGCTTACAGGTTTGTGTTATTGCAAAACCTGTGGTTGCAAGATGCGATACCAGAAGATAACCGGCATGGGGATTCACAAGATATATTGTTGCTCACACGACAAATACTTGGACTACTTGCCAAACTACAATGCAGATTGCGACAACCCCGGAGCATGGGCAAGCGATATTGAAAAAGCATTTGAGCATGAGATACTTGACATCTCAATAAATCTATCGCAATACAAGCCAAAGGCAAAAGAAACAAAACTGCAAATACTGACTAACCAGCTTGAAAAGCAAAAATCAAAGCTAAAACGGCTATACACCCTGTATGCAGAGGGAAACGACATGGTTTTGGATATGATTAAGACTTTGGAGGCTGAGATCAAGGAAACTACCGAAAAGATCTCAGCTGAAAGAAAAAATGGTCAGCATGAGCAGAAAAAAGAATTTGTCTATGAGAATATAAAAAAACTTGCCGACATCTGGGATGGTATCAGCAAGTCTCAAAAAAACTCTATACTCAAAACTATAATTGATAAAGTGATTGTAGGCAAGGATGATATAGAAATTCAATTAAAAAACTTTTAGCACCTACATAATGCAGTTCCTATGGCATTGAGGTGGTGCTATACCGCATATACACTACATTCTTTTTAACACATGACGCATTATGCGTCTTTTTTATTGCTATTTTTTAGGCTATATGTTATGTTGATTGTGTACTTAGGAGGTATATTGATGATTGATATATCTAAGCTGATAAAGGCTGAATATGAGTACATAAGATTAAATGCCAACTTCACAGAGCGAGAATTAGAACTGTATGAGTTGCGCAACAAACAATACACATATGAAATGTGCGCCGAGTTGATGAATATGAGTGTATCGACAATCAAACGGATAGCACATCAGGTAGACCGAAAGATAAACCGGGTGATACAATAATGACACTTTGGTGAGCTGATTATGAGCGGATAACGAACTCGTTACCGCTCTTTTTTTATGCAAAAATAGAGTTATAGGAGGTGGCTTATGATTACCGATGAAATATTGGAACGTATTTTTTCTAGGGAAGATGTGGCAAAAGTGCCACTTATATATCAATCGACAATGATACACGCAATTGACGAAGAACTTGAAAAGGAGAAATCAGATGATAGCACAGACACCTTATCAAAATATGATTTATAGTCAGCCGCAAATGGCTTATACACCTCAAATGTACAATCCGTGGACAACTAGGCCACAATCTCAGGTTCAGCCTATGCCAGTAGAGCAACCTCAACAAGTAATGCAGCCGCAAGTAAAGCCACTTACAGGTAAGGTTGTCCAGGCTTTAGAAGCAATAACAGCAAATGATGTTCCAATGGATGGCACCGCTGCTTTTTTCCCTAAACAAGATTTGTCCGAGATTTATGTTAAAGGATGGAACGCAGAAGGGCAAATTGAAACAATCGTGTATAAGCCTGTTAGAGACACAAAACCGACACAGGCAGTAAATAATACTTTTGATGCAGAAAAATTTAAAATAGACCTATCAGAGAGCGTTACAGAGGGTATTACAGCAAGATTAGATAATCTGTATTCAAAAATCGAAGAAATTGAAAGTAAATTAACAAGTTTTCAGAGAAAAAATTCGCGATCACAAAGTAAAGGTGGTGACGAAGAGTGAACCCAATTAACATTTTTCAAATGATGAAAGCTGGCCCACAACAGTTTATACAGCAGATGATGGGAAATAATCAGATTATGAGTAATCCTATGATGAAAAATACTATCAATATGGCACAGCAAGGCAACGTACAGGGTATAGAGCAAATGGCGAGAAATTTGTGCAAAGAAAAGGGATTAAATGCGGACGATGTATTTAATCAGATAAAAAGTAGATTTGGTAATTAGTAGCATATTAGATGTCTTTGCAAATTACCTAGGTGACATCTTTATGAATATATTTTCAGGAGGTAACAATATGTTTTCAAACTCAAATTGTGCCAGCGTACCTTTAGTGGCTAACATTGATGGTAATGGCAATAACAATGGTGGTTGGGCTGACGGCGGATGGCTTTGGATAATCGTTGTATTTGCCTTGCTTTTTGGATGGGGCAATGGTGGATTTGGCGGTTTTGGCGGCAACAATGGCGGTGGCTATGTTGCGACAGCAGCTACACAAGCTGATATTCAGAGAGGATTTGATAATTCAGCAGTTATCAGCAAGTTAGACGGCATTTCTAACGGGCTTTGTGATGGATTTTACGCCATGAACAACAGCATGCTTACTGGTTTCAATGGTATTAACACAAATATCATGCAGACAGGCTATGGCATACAACAGGCGATCAACGCTGACACTGTAGCTGGTATGCAGAACACAAATGCTATTCAGGCAACCCTTAACAACATGGCTGCTCAGAATGCCGCTTGTTGCTGTGAGACTCAGAGACAGATTGAGAGAGGTTTCTGCGACACCAACTACAACATGGCTACACAGGCTTGTGAGACAAGACAGGCTATCGAGAACAGCACGAGAAGCATCCTTGATTTCCTGACTCAGGACAAGATAGCCACATTGCAGGCAGAAAACAATAGCTTAAGGCTCGCCGCATCACAGGATAGACAGAATGCACTTCTGACTACTGCAATGACAGCACAAACACAGCAGATTGTCAACTCTGTAAATCCTACAGCTATTCCAGCTTATGTTGTGCCTAATCCTAATGCTTATGCTTATGGATGTGGTTGCAATGCAGGCTGTGGCTGCTAAAAGTAGCAGCTACGCAAAAACGAATAATTGAGTATCTTAATTGAGTTGAACTCGATTTTAACCGGCTTTAACCGGTTTTAACCGATTGAACATGATTATGTCTGCTATGCAGTATTACTTTTAAACCCAAGGGCAGACTGAAATATGTTTGCCCTTATTTTGTGAAAGAGAGGTAAAGATAATGGAGATAACAGGAATTGCATTACAAACAGTTTCCGCAGGCGAAGATGTTGCATTTACAGAAACACCGGTATGTGGCACTAAATGTATAGTTCACAGACAGGGAAGCGGAATTATCAAGTTAAGAGGCATTACAAATCAGTGCAAAGCAAGATTTTTAGTATCCTATAGCGGTAATATCCAGATACCAACAGGTGGTACAGTTGAAGCTATCTCACTTGCTATTGCAGTAGATGGAGAGCCTTTACAGTCAACACGAATGATTGTAACCCCAGCCGCAGTTGAGAATTTCTTTAATGTGTCGGCACAGGCTTATATTGATGTGCCTTGCGGTTGTTGCAGTACAGTAGCGGTGCAGAATACATCGGCACAGGCTATTGAGGTTCAGAACAGTAATTTGATTGCAGTAAGGGAGGCTTGATATTATGCATAAATGGGCTAAACAGATTATGGAATGTGTCAAGGCGAAAGTCGAAGCAATCGGATTGGATAACTTTGAGGGGCAAAACCTTGACGATTTAAAGGATTTTACAGAAATAGCGAAGAACATAGCTTGTTTTGATAAGGATTACAGGATTGTTGAGGCTATGGAAAAATCAGAAGATAATGAGGACATTGTGCGTATGGTTGAACAGTACGAAGATTATCCAGATAGAAGATTCTACGATAACTACCGCTATGCTAATGGCAGATTTGCGCCAAAGGGTAAAGGAACAAGGCGCGGTTATATAGAGCCTCCTTACTATCATCAAATGCCAGACGATTACAGGACATGGGAAGATAAGCCAATGCAGGAAAGAATGAGAGACCTTGACCGCATGAGTGGTAGAATGCACTATACAGAGCCAACGACTGCTACAAGAGACAGCAGAGAGGGCAAAAGTGGCATGATGAGGAGATCATACATCGAAGCGAAAGAGATGCATAAGGATAAAGACACAACTATGCAGGAACTTGAGAAGTACCTCAAAGGAGTTAGTGAGGACATTACAGATGTGATCGGCAGCATGACCCCGGAAGAGCGGTCGATGCTTAAATCCAAAATGTCTACACTTGTAACAAAACTGTAACAATTACACATGATGTATATAAGCGTGAGGGAGTGCGTAGTCGCTCTCTTGCGTTTTAAGGGGGCATATAGATTGAATTTTGAATTAAATAGTATTCAATGGCAAATTGTATGGGTAGACAATAAAAGTTCACTATTGAGCCGTACAGATGGCTCTATGAGTGTGGGAGTAACAGACATGAATACCCACTGCATATACTTGGCTAAAAGTTTGCATGGTGCATTTTTGCGTAAAGTAATTATACATGAACTGTGTCATTGTGTCTGCATGTCGTATAACATATATATGCCTATAGAACAGGAGGAAATACTGTGTGACTTTGTTGCTACATACGGCGACCAAGTATTTGAAATTGTTGATATATTAACAGGATATATGGGAGATAGAATGTATGGATAACATAGATAAGATATTAAAGTATATAAGACGAACTAACCCGGACATGACTCGGCAAAAGCTGATAGAAGAGTTAGGGCAATCGCACTATCTTGCCAAAGCTCTTGTTATTATATCAAATCAAAAATAAAAGTTAATTTTTCAAAAATTCTTATAAAAAAATATTCGGATTAATGTATACCCCCCCTATCAAATAATTCTGAAAATTTCGGACGGTCAAAAAATTTTTTCTCAACTTTTCATCAATTTCATGCGAGTTTTGTTCGGATTTTTGAACAGAATCAAAACACTTCAACGTGGCAAAGTAAGGCATAACCCAAACCGGAACCAGCCACACGGCAAAAGAACACCGCCAACAGGGGTTATAATATGCCATTGTCGCCGCGCTAGACTTTGTTCACTGCTTTGCGTGTCACTGTTAGCAGATTTACACGCCCACACATTCAAAAAGCCTTAAAACGCAAATAAACGCGTTGTTATTTTTGCTCATACAACAGCAATATAAACCGAGCGAGATCAACCACCAGAAACGGCAGCAGGTAGGCGCAATTAATAAGCCGTAACATATGATATAATTGCATAGAATTGTATAAACAATTCATACAATTAGATATAAATATACAGTTAATAAAGCTATACATGAACAGCATAGCACACAGGCGCCGACATAGCAATATTATATTATCAAAGATCAGGAAGCCGCCCGGCTGGAATTGAACCAGCCACAACCCACTAGGAACGGCAAAAGGGCGCGTGCGCGCCCCCTTTTCTACAATAATTCTTTTTTTTCTTGTTCTTCTGATAGAACTTCACAATTATCAACATATACAGCGCAATCAAAACCGTCACCATCAAGGTACCATATACATGTTTTCCCACTGCGACAATCCGACAAAACAATGACGTCATTGTTTATTAATTCTTGTATTTCTTCGGTTGTTTTCCCTGAGAAATTTAATTCTTCCAGTGCGGTGTTAATTGCTTTCTTTTCGTTTTCTGTAACGTTTCTGTAGCCTTGCCAATTTAACATATTCTTTACCTCCTTATTTTAAAAAATAAATGATAAAAAATATAATTTATCTACATAAGTAGAAATTATATTTAATTTATCATAATAATATAATAATTTCAATGCTTAATCATAATTTATTGTAAACTGCGGAAAATATAAATTAATTTCCGTTAAATCATTAAAAAATATTCTGATCTTGTCCGCATCCGTAGCATGACCGTTGTGCATGTCAATTTTCATTTGCGTGTTCTCCTTTCTATGCGTTTGCTTCTTTCCTTAATATTTCGATACACTCATTTTTTGAATGCTCACCGTAAAATTTCATAGGCTTATGAAATGCCTTTGCAAGTGCGAAATTTTCATGATTCTGTAAAAATAAATCCCGGATTTCTAGAAATGTCTTTTTGTGGTTTTCATACTGTTCTTTTTTCATTTTTTATTATCTCCTTTTGTTTATTATTCCATCGGGTAGCAACAAGGGGCGGAATCGAACCGCCCGAAATTCCTTTAATTCTTGCCGATTTTATGAGAATGCTCGGCGGGCTATCTCGTCTAATATTTTCTTTTTGTTCTCAACTGTTGGAGCAAGACGCCAACCCGGAACAACAACATAATTAACACATTTAACGCCGTTTATGTTCCTTTCCTGTCTCTCTACCTGCGGGTTAAGATCCATTGCACCAGTATAAACGCCCTCGCCGTCCAGCCTTGTAACATCAACGGCGATATATTCCGCCTTTCCTCTGCGTCCTCTTAACAGCTCAACAATTATCTTGTTGCCGTTCTTATCCAGATCAGTAAAAGTTATTACCTCTCTGTAAATTTTGCCGTCGTGCTGCGCTCTTATTTCCTCTGTGTAGTTTCTCATGTTGTTACCTCCTGTTTTATTGCGCCCTGTCTCATCGGTGCAGGTGGGGCAGTTCCTGCAGACCGCCGGGGCGGCGGTTTCGACTATTTTCTTGAATAAAATTCTTTCGATGCATCACTTGACCAGTTCGGCATAATGTTTTTAAAATCTTCGCCATAGATGAATTTTAATGTTTCGCAAAAAGTTTCATACCGGGCTTTTTCAGTGCTTTCAAAAATGCTTTTTTCAAACGAATCATTTTCTAAACAATTCATGTATAAATCTTTATAGTATTCTTTGCATTCGCTTAAATTTTTCATATTTTCCCTTTCTGGTCTGCCATTATCAGAACCTATAATTTATTTGTTTTCTATGTCATTATATTAAGCCAAATATGGTTTAATGTCAATATATGAATTAAACTTTTTTTAGATTATTTTATTGACTTAGAATATACAAATTTATATAATTACCATAAGGAGGTTTTAACTATGCTTAAATATAAAATAGATGTGATTGAGACACTAAAAGAAGCTGGGTATAATAGCACAAACATATTAAAAAATCGAATAATAAGCCAATCAGCAATGCAAAAATTTAGAAATGGAGAAATGGTTGGCATCAAAACATTAGAGCAGTTGTGTAAATTGCTTGATATGCAACCTGGGAATATTATAAAATATGTAGATGATAAAATAAACCAAAAATGATTTAGCTATATCTTGAAATAAAACCATTTACGGTTTATAATATAGTCATAATTGATATTGAAAGGTGGCTATATTATGGGAGAGTTATATAATTCAACGGATTTGACCGGTAAGAAGTTTGAAAAGCTGGTTGTCTTGCGTGCTGGTTCGAGAGCATCGAACGGTGCTATAAAATGGGTCTGTAAATGCGATTGTGGAAGAATAAAAGAAATAAGGGGTGATAGATTAAAGAACGGAGAAACTAAAAGTTGCGGTTGTACTGCTAAAATCAAAAATGATTTGACGGGTAAGAAAATAAATATGCTTACCGTGATAAAAAGAGTTGGAAGCAATAAGAACGGAAAAGCGTTGTATGAGTGTAAATGTGATTGTGGAAATATTAAAACAATGACAGCAGGGGATTTAAAAAGCGGTCGTGTTGTTTCTTGTGGATGCCACGTAAAAACTTTTCTTGATGATTTACACAAAAATAACATAGTTCATGGCTTATGTAACGAACGTATATATCATGTATGGAATGGAATGCTTCAAAGATGCGAAAATCAAAATTCTAAAGCATTTAAAGATTATGGTGGTAGGGGAATTAAAGTTTGCCAAGAGTGGCACAAAATAGAAAATTTTTACAAGTGGGCATATAATAACGGTTATGATGAAAATGCAGAGCGTGGAGAATGCACGATTGACCGCATAGACGTAAATGGAAATTACGAACCTTCTAATTGCAGGTGGGTTGATATGAAGACGCAAGCAAATAATAAGAGAAACACAAAGAAAAAACCGGAATAAATCCGGTTTTTATTATACGTCAGAGCCGGGAGACCATCCCCGGCTGACGCTCCGAAAGTTGGAGCGTTTCGGCTAAAATTTGAACATGTCCGCCGGTGCAAGAATTGAACCGCCGGCGCACTTGGCATATATGAGACATTCGCCGCCTTTTTTTAATGACATGTAAAATTCACATGCCACGGCGTTTTCCGGATCGCCGGGGCCATATATAATCGGATCGCCGGGATCACATTCTTTTTTTATTCTTTGCGCGATCTGCTCCGGTGTTGCCTCGGCTGCTTTGTAGCAGTCTAACATAATGTTATATGTTGTCTTGCTGATCTGCTCCCATTTCGGGGCACATCCTGTTGGTGTGTTGTGATAATATCTCATGTTTTTATACCTCCTTAACAATAAAATCTGACTGGGCTTTCTTTGCCTGATCCTTTGTCATGTCTACAATTCCTATAATATTCTTTGTGATCTTTTCTCTTACAATGTACTTTTTCATTTTCTCATTCTCCTTTGTATTTCCTGCCTTGCTATCCACCAGGCACCGGCGGCAAGCTCTTGCAAGTCGTCAATGCCTGTAGTGTGGAATCGTCAAGGCGTTATCTCTTTGATGTAACTAAAGTATAACGCACATAGACGCTTGGAACAAGATGGAATAATAACCAAAATAACGCACATAGAACACGGCAAAATTGTACATTATATATAACGCACATATAACCATTGACTTTATAACGCACTTATGTTATTGTTGATCTATCATATATAAGGAGGTAAGGCGAATGGCAGAATTAAAAACAAGTCAGAGCCAGCGTAAAGCGGTGAGAAAATACGAAAATAATAATTATAGATTGAATATTGTATTTCCGCGCGGAACAAAGGAACGCATTGAGGCATTGAATCTAAATAAAACAAATTCGGCGTTTATACGAGATACTATATTAAGTAAACTTGATGAGCTTGAAAAGATATTAAAATAACGCACATATAACCATTGACTTTATAACGCACTTATGTTATTATACAGTCAACAGATAAAGCAAAGGACAACCGCCAGAGGCGGAGAAAGGAAAAAAACAAAATGAAAATTGAAGGAATAGGAGTTATAAACAAAAATAAAGCATTGTCAATATTGACAAAAGAGGGCCGCGAGGCGGTAAAAGCCGGGGAGATCACAATTGAGGAGCTTGGCGAAATGTACAAGCTGGAGCTTGTACAGAAAAATTCAAAAATTGGAAATATGGGCGATACGTTCCGAGAGTCATTCAAATGGATCCCGGAAGATCTAAAAGAACAGTTGACGCCGGAGCAGCTAGGAAAACTTGTAGACAGCTTTTACAACTGTTACAGCGCCGGCAAGGCGACAAAATAATATAGCGGACTTATTGCACAGCCCGCTATATTAAAAACATTATTGTTTCAATCCGTGACCGCTGGAGTTGCTAGCGGTCCATCATATCAAGCAACCATGATATGAGACTATTATATAATAATAATAATGATATATGATATTGAGGAGGTCAAGAAAAATGGATAAAGATATAAAAATAATAATGGCCACAAACAAGACAAAAAGAGAAGCAGAAGAATATTTAAAGCGTGGCGCTGTAGTCTATGAATATGCGGACTATTTAAAACACTTTGACGAGTACGCCGGAGAGTTAGAAGAAGAATATAAACAGCAGCTGAAGCATGAAGTGGAGACTTCGGACGATGGGCCACTCGTAAACTGGGATATGGATTTAGTCACTTTTGAGGGTAACAGATACGTGATAGAGTATATTTTATAAGCAAAGGAGAATAAACAATGGTAACAATTAAAAAGGTAAATGAGCAGTTAGAAAAAAAGAATAATGTAAACAAAGTTTGGATAAAAGAAAATGGTGATCTTGTAATACATACAAGCGGCGCGGCTATGCCGGCAGGAATATATAATAACCCGGGCGATTATTGCGAGGTCACGGATGTTTATTTTGATTGGACATCTGGAGCAGATGGAAAATACAACACGGCTAGAATTATGGCTAGTGCCGCTAATGATTTTTATAACAAGTAAAAACTTTGCCGAACTTTGTCACACGGTTATTATTGATATAATAGCCGTGTTTTTTTATGCTTATTATATCAATTCTGGAGGTGTAAAAAGTGTTGAAACGTGGTTATTGTTATAAATTAAATATAAAGAACTGTCAAACAATGATAAAGGAGTATAACAGGGCAGCACAGAAAAAAGGACTGCCCCCGGCGTCTATGTGTGACATATTCGCGATCTTTGAAGAGGGAAACGGCCGGGCGCGCTGCATGTTGGATTTTGGACCTTATGCGCATGTATGTGCTAGTATCTGCATAGATCAGCTTGAACAACACAAAGCCGGGCGGCAGAGTGATGGAAGTTGGAACTATCCGACATTGTTCGATCTGGCAGAACGGGAAGCAATAAAGGAATACAACAGAATGTGGGATCGGGTCGCGAATTGGCCATAAAAAAACAGTGTTGACAAATAAATAAAACAATGATATATGTTTTATTGATGTTTTTTATTCATATCTAAACACTAAAGAGGTATTAACCGCATAGAGTATATTTAACTGTATTCTATGCGGTTTTGTTGTATATGTATATATAATATATAGCTAGAGAGGAGGCGGAGACATGGAGAATAGCCAGGAGGTAGAAATATTTGACAATGAGATAGATATGTATTTACAAGAGTTTTGTGACAATCATAAACCGCCTATTGATGATCTCACAAACTGCCCACAGAATCTGTGGTCTGGTGCTATGATGTATATATATAGACGTATGTTCAAAGGTACAGATAGATTACTAAATAATAATAATATATATATGTCTAAGGGTGCTATATATTCTAATATGTATGATTATAATAAATGTTTAGATATATGCGAGTATTATATATATATTTGTGGTTTATATAATAAAGTGCCATCAATAATAGACTATTGCCACTTGACAGGTATTGACAACGACACAATAACGGAGTGGGGAAAGGATAAGCCAAGCCACCCGCGGACAAGAATTTACAAAAAACTTCGCGGTTTTCGTGAAAATTGTCTGACAAATCGGCTAATTGACACAAAACAGGCGGTTGGCTTAATTGCAATACAAAACAGGGAATACGGCTGGAACGATGCCGACGGAGCTACTGCCGGAGGTGCCACAATCGCACTAACTGCCTCAGATGTGCGCAAATTGTTAGAGTCAAATTGTGCCAAACTTCCAGACAATTCAGCACAGGCGGAGGCTATAGAGATTGATTGCACCGTATCAAATTGTGTGAACAATTCAAACAATTTAGGGCGGGCTGAAAACGTAGGAAATAAGCTACTTTTTGATGGTGGCAACACGGAGTAAATACATAATTGTGCGTGAAACGTGGGTTTTGCGAATAGATACAAAGGCATAAGCGACATAATGACAAATTGTATTAACAATTAAAACAATATTATCGCCTAGACAAAACGAGTGCTAAAAAAGACCGCTGGAGGGGGTGGGGGTCTGACAGGACCCCAGGAGAGCCCCTACTAAGCCCCCCAAATATTTTTAAAATAAAAAAGGCCTTATCAGCCACATATAAATATATCAAGTATAAACCTACACATAACGACAAAACAAATAAACATAGGGTTGGTGAGAATATATGATTGATATACCTGTCATAGACATGTGTAAAACAGGTCAAAACATAGTACATTATCGAAAACAACAAGGACTAAGTGTTAAGGATTTACAAAACATACTTAGATTTACAAATCCAAATGCGATATACAAGTGGCAAAAAGGAAGATCAATACCTACAGTTGACAATCTGATAATTTTGTCAGCACTGTTTAAAGTCCTAATAGATGATATAATCGCAATTCAGAAAAAAATATAGACAAAATCCAAATAATGTGTATATAATACATACATAATAGTTATCTATCGGTCGGATAGATATTCTTTAATCACATCAGACAAAACTATAAAATCCCCAAAAGGAACAAAATAAACGGAATTGAATATCAAATGGCTGCCATGCGTACAAATGATGGTAGGAATAGAGATAGACTTCTTAATGCTGTTTCAACAACAAATGGAATAGACGTTGCTGAACTGCTTAATGGTGTTATAGGTCTTACAGGCGAGTCGGGAGAAGTTGCCGACCTTGTTAAAAAGGGCGTATTTCACGAAAAAGGCATAGACATAAATCACTTGAAGAAAGAATGCGGTGATGTAATGTGGTATGTTGCCATGATCTGTGATGCAAGCGGTTTCACCCTTGATGATGTTATGCAGACGAACAAAGAAAAACTTGAAAGTAGGTATCCGGAAGGATTTGACACTTGGAGAGCCAACCACAAACAGGAGGGCGACATATGATTGAACTTATCATTTTGCTTTGGATTGCAATAAAACTTAATGCCCCTGTTTGGATATACATATTGTTGGGCATAATTGCTTTAATTAAGGCCGTGGCGTTTGGGATAAATCTTAGCAAGGATAACTAGACATTTGGAGGTAAAATGCTATGGCAAAAGATAAATGCAGCAATTGTGAATACTGCATAACAGAAGATGGTGATAAGGTTTGTAACAATCAGAATAGCGAATATTATTCAGATTATGTTGAACCTGGACATATTTGCTTGGACTTTGAAAGGAATGGAAATGAATAAAAATGTATTTATTATTAACGGTTCTGGCGGTAGTGGGAAAGATACATTCATCTTTTTGGTTGAGTCTGAACTATTAAAATATGACAAAGAAACAATGACATACTCGTCAGCAGAAACAGCTAAGCAGATCGTAGACATTTTGAATTTTACAAAAGAAAAAGATGAAAAGTACAGAAAATGTGTATCTGATATCAAAGCAGCTATTACAAAATTTTCAGATGTGCCATTCTTACAAATGATGTCAAAGTATGTTGAGTTTATGGCTGAAGAAAATGCTGTTGTATTGTTTTTACACATTCGCGAACCACAGGAAATAGAACGTGCGGTTGGTGCGTTTAATGCAAAGACTATACTTGTGAAGAATGATAACGTTGAACAGATAAAGTCAAATGATTCTGACGCAAACGTATTTGATTATGATTACGACATTGTTATTGACAATAGTGGTAGCAAGAATGAACTGCGAATTAAGGCCGAACAATTTGTTAAAAGTATAATGGAATAGGGTTATTGCCAAGTGGTAAGGCACAGGACTTTGACTCCTGCATCCGAGGGTTCGAATCCCTCTAGCCCCGTTACTGAGTATAGGCAGTTGTCGCAAGTAGCCTTTCCACCTATACAGCCCACCATGACTAACCATGGGAGCCTTGAGACCATACAAGGCGAATGTGAATGATTAGCTCAGTTGGGAGAGCAATAGATTTTTAATCTATGGGCCATGGGTTCGAGCCCCATATCGTTCATGCGGTCAAGGGTTTTGATATTTTTACCTTGACTAGGCAGATGAATTTTAGTTTCATTTGTCTCCTTTCGCCCATTAGCGGGAAGCTGATTAAAGGACCGTCACCAGGTCCGATGGGATTATGTGAAAATCAGCCTACAGAATGCCAACTGTAGCCGTATAGGCGGTCGAATACTCCCCCCAGAGTAAATAATCACAAGCCCCGGCATGCGGCTATATAGTATGCCGTATGTATAATAACGCGGAGTAGAGCAGTCTGGCAGCTCGCTAGCCTCATAAGCTAGAGGTCATGGGTTCAAATCCCATCTCTGCCATTTGTTAAATGTTATTACGAGGTGAAAATATGGCTAAAGGCACACATAGGTGCGATCCGGATAAGTTTTCAGAGGCAGTAGCAGAATATATGGCTGGCAGAGTTACACAGGCTAAAGCTGCACGAATAGCCGGAATGAGTACTCCGACCTTTTTGAAATACCTCAATATGCTATTTAGCGGAGAACCATTTCCAGACACATTGTTTGTTTTTGAAGATGAGGAGAAAAAATGAAGAAAATTGCGTTGATAATGGCATTAGGATTGATTACATTAACTGGTTGTTGCTCCGGACATGATGTAGAACCTACACAAAGTTCTGCTGCAAATAAATACATAGACTTGGTTGTGATTTATGAAAATCTATCACAGCAAACAGAGGTCATGTATGATAAGAATACAGGTGTTATGTATTTTCACAGAGACAGTCGATATGATAGTTTTATGACACCTATATACAATGCGGACGGCACATTAAAACTATATGAGGAGAAGTAAAATGTGTGAATTTTGCGATGGCAAACGTCAAAAGATAGAAAATGGTTATACATACGGAAATGCAATGATAGTTGGCAATACATATAACTGGCATCTGTCCTACGACAATAGTGGAAACGAATATGGATCAGGGCGGTTTGACATAAATTATTGCCCTATCTGTGGCAGGAAGTTGGTGGAGGAATGATAGTTAATATTGATGCTAGCGTGTACACGATGAATAGAAAAGGCTTTAGAGGAGTTTTGAAAATAGCGTCAAAGGCTGTTAAATTTGGCATATATGCCGTAGTTAAGGATGACAAAGCAATTATGCTAAACGAGAAATATGAAGATATAGGCAGTCTTAAAAATGCAGTTGCAGAATATAAAAAGCATGGGTTTAAGGTGTATTGGAATGAGAATAATAATGACGGTGGACAATCGTAAACAAGAATACACAGAAGAGCACTTTAGACGTGGCAATCCTGAAAAAGACGGCAATTATATTGTGGTATCACGCACAGGTGCTATTTGTCGTGATAACTACAGTAGCGATAGTGGATGGCAAAAGTCAGAAAATGATGGAACTATGGAGTATTTGCCACAATCATGGGAGAGATTTAATGAAACATGAAAAAGAATGGCACACTTGCGATAGGTGTGGTGTAGAAATTAAAAAAGGAATATTGTGCGGAAATTCGATTACAAAGAATGGCATTTTTAATGTCACATACGACTTGTGCTATAAATGTATGGAAGATTTTGAGGAGTTTATGAAGAATGAAAACACTAATTAATTTTGTTAAAAATTTAAAAACATTTTATCAATTTTACAAAGATTATGAATACGATGGCAATGATTGTCGATTTATAATTGAGAACTATCAAGAAGTTTTATGCAACCGTACAAAGACAATGAGCAAACCTACATATTATGCAAAAAGTGTTATTGCTCAAATGGATAGGTGGTATGAGGATTCTTGGAAACCCGTGTACAAATGCTCACCGATAGGTAAGAATGCGAAGAAGTTAGATCCTGATTTATTAGGACTTGATTTTTATATGTTTCCGGCCGATAAATAGAATCGGTCGCTACCCTAGAAAAATTATAGGCAGAGGCCGTAGCACCTCTGCTTTTTAGCGAGGTGCTATTTTTATGTCTGAATTACAGAGTTTGATTAAGGATTGTGAAAAATACATAGATATTCGGGGCATAGATGAAACAATTATCAATGCCTATCTTGATACTTGCCAACTAGCCAAAAATGATGGTGATATCACTACAATGCTTGAATGTACGGCAAGGTCAAAGTCAGTCGTGAATCAATTCTGCTTGAAACAATTTGGCATGGACATCTGGGAAATAGAGAAATTCGCCCAGGCAAACAAGACAGAGATAGAGCTTGTCAATCAATATTATTCAACACTTCTTACGGAATCCAATGAAGTATTTGAAAGTTTTATGCTGTATTTGGAGCGCAAAAGACCGATAGAAGAAAGATTTTATCAGCCTAGAATAAATCCGTTGAGACAAGTGGCAAATGGAATACAAGACCTTGTAGATGATAAATTAGACGAATTATTTGTTAACTGCCCTTCAAGAATTGGAAAGACACAAATAGTGAAGTTGGGCTTTTTGTGGTATGGGTCAAAATTCCCTGAACAATCTAATTTGTATACTGCATATTCTGACAAAATAACTGGCGGATTTTACGATGGACTTCTGGAAATTATTCTTGACCCAACATACACATACGGAGAAATGTTCCCTAAAAACGTTGTAAAGAGACCTATTACAGATGGTAAAGATACCACTATAGATATTATTAGAAAAAAGACATACCCAACATTCACAATGAGGTCTATTTATGGAACTCTGAATGGAGCGTGTGATTGTTCCGGTATGGCTGTTGATGATGATTTATTTAGTGGTATTGAAGAAGCACTGTCGGAAGATAGACAAGCTACCGTGTGGGGAAAGTTTGACAACAATTTTATGAAACGTCTTAAACGTAAAGCAAAACTAATAAATATGGGTACAAGATGGGCTCCTGGAGATGTACAGGGGCGTAGGCTTAATTTGTTGCAAAATAACCCGGAATATGCACAGAGACGATGGAGAGCAATAATCATACCAGCCCTGAATGAAAATGATGAAAGTAATTTTGATTATCCATATAATCTTGGATATTCTACACAGGATTACTTGATGATAAGAGCATCTTTCGAGGAAAATGATGATATGGCCTCATGGTATGCGCAAGATCAGCAAACGCCTATCGAAAGACATGGAGCATTGTTTAGCACAGATAATATGCAGTTTTTTAATCCAGAAGATTTACCAGATAGAGCTCCGGATAGAATATTTGCAGCAGTTGATCCTGCCTATGGTGGTGGCGATTTTGTAGCTATGCCGATTTGCTATCAGTATGACAATAATTATTATGTTACCGATGCTGTTTACAACGATGGAGATAAAGAAGTTACAATACCAGAAGTTGTTAATCGTATTGCTTGGCATTTACGAAAGTGGGCTCCGAAAACGGCAGAAGTCCACTTTGAGGAAACAAAAACAACCGCGGAATATAGAATACTTTGCGAAAAGGAATGGTCTAAAGTTGGCGCAATGGTTAATGCAACTCATGATCCAGCTCCAAATACCATATCAAAGTTAGATCGAATTAGAAATCATGCGCCGGACATAAGAAAACTGTATTTTATTGATAGAAAACATAGAACCAAAGAATATAATAAATATTTTCAAAATATTATTATGTATAAAACAGAGGGAAAAAATAAACATGATGATGGTGTTGACGCGACTGCACAGCTTTGCGATATGATTTATGGAATCGGGGGCGAATATGCAATTGCAGAACCTGCAATTAACCCATTTAGGAGGTATTGATTAGTGGAAACAAAGGAATACTTGCAACAAATAGGCAGATATGACCGACTTATCAATAATAAGCTAGTGGAGCTTGCACAGTATAGATCTATGGCTTGCAGTGTATCAGCAGTCAAAAATGATGAAAGAGTGCAGTCATCACCTAGTTATGACACCATGGACAAAATTGTGTCTAAAATTGAGCAAATGGAAAATGAAATAGACATGCTTGTTGATAGATACATTGACAACAAACGAATAATTATATCCCAGATAGATAGTATGTCTGACGAAATGACTTATCAGATTTTATTTTCGAGATACGTTGAGCAAAAGACTTTTGAAAAAATGGCAATAGAGATGAACTATTGTTATAAGCAAATTATACGAAGACACGGTAAAGCATTGCAGGAATTTGAACAAAAATGGGGAAACACATATAAGTAGTCCTTAAATGTCCTAGAATGTCCCATAAAACATATTATATAATATATCATGAACAAGTTGATTGATAAACACTTTGTTTTTTCTCATACTTTTTCAAACCTCATAAACCCTTTGGAGGCACCAGTAGCTTTACTGGTGCTTTTTTAATGTAAAAGGAGGTACAAACAATGAACGGAATAGATATTAGTGCCTGGCAAGGCGATGAAAATATAGATTTAAGCAAAGTTCCTTTTGATTTTTGTATTGTCAAAGCAACTGAGGGAACAAGCTATAAGAACAGATACTTTGCAGCGCATTGTGATGCTGTTTTGAAGAAAAAGAAGCTGCTGGGTGCATATCATTACGCCAATGGCGGTGACGTACAAAAAGAGGCTGACTACTTCCTTGCATATGTCAAGAAGTATATTGGCAAAGCCGTTCTTGTGCTTGACTGGGAGGCAAAGAATAACCCTCTGTTTGGTGTCAAAGATTTGGAATGGTGCTTACAGTGGTGCAGCTACGTACAGAAAAAGACCGGCATCAAACCGCTTATCTACATCCAGAAGAGTGCTATGAGCGCCGTAAAAAAGGCTGGATATGGCCTGTGGGTGGCTCAGTACCCAGATAATGAGCAGACTGGATATCAGGAGCATCCGTGGAACGAGGGAGCTTATAACTGTCTTATCCGTCAGTACACATCTGTCGGAAAGCTCTCAGGTTACAGCGGCAGCCTTGATCTCAACAAGGCATATATCAGCGCTGCAAGCTGGAATAAGCTGGCAGGCAGAAGAGCCGTATCCGTACTTGCAAAGCCGACAGCCGGCAAGAAGAGCATCAATACCATTGCAAAGGAAGTCCTTGTGGGCAAGTGGGGCAACGGTGCTGATCGCAAGAGCAGATTGACAAAGGCTGGATATGATTATGCAAAGGTACAGGCAGCAGTAAACAAGCTCGTCAAGACATCACAGATGACACAGAATAAGATCATCAATGCAGTTGCACATGAGGTCATTGCTGGTCGCTGGGGCAACGGACAGGAACGTATCGATAGGCTTAAGGCAGCAGGATATGATCCTGATAAGATTCAAAAGAGAGTAAATGAACTCATGAAGTAGGAGTTAACATGAACAGATTACATTTGCAAGACCTTGTAAGAGGCCACTATGGTAGAAAAATAGCATATACCAATGTAGACACCATTACACCGGATAATATTGTGAATGTAGTCGGTGAGTGCATAGGAGTATTTAACTGGAATAAGCCAATTATAAAGTATTTATGGAATTATTACAAAGGCGACCAACCAATAAGATACAGAATTAAAGTAATTCGTGACGATGTAATTAATTACATCGTAGAAAATCATGCATATGAAATTGTGCAATTCAAAGTTGGACAAACTTACGGAGAACCGGTACAGTATATCAGCCGTAAAGATGATGATGCAATCAATAATGCGGTTGACGATCTGAATGATTACATGGTAGACGCTTGTAAGCAAGATAAGGACATAAAGGCTGGCGAATGGCAATCTGCCACTGGTACAGCATTTAAAGCTATCCAGTTTAACCCAAACGGTGATGTGCCGTTTAGGATTGTTACACCTTGTCCACTCAATACCTTTATCATATACAACAGTAACACCGAAGAACCGATGATTGCCGTCACAGAACTTAAGGACAGTGATGGCAAGTGGTATAAGCAGTGTTACACAGCCACACATGAGTGCAAAATTTATAATAGCACGGTGACAGACTGGAAATTACACGCTTATGGAGATATACCGATTGTTGAGTATCCTAATAATCACGAAAGAATAAGCGATATTGAGCTTGTTATAGATATGCTTGATGCAATCAACAATATGCAATCTAACAGAATGGATAGCATAGAACAGTTTGTACAGTCGTGGATTAAGTTTGTTAATTGTGACGTTGACAAGGACAAGTTTAAAGCCATGAAAGAAATGGGTGCCTTGGTTGTTAAGTCAACTAACGGTGTCAACAACGCTGATGTAGATGTTATGTCGCAAGAACTTAATCAATCTCAGACTCAAGTTGCCAAAGATGACTTATGGGATAATGTTCAGACAATTCTTGCAATCCCAACTAAGCAAGGTAACACAGGTGGAGATACGCAAGGAGCTGTCGAGTTAAGAAATGGCTGGGATTTTAGCAAGACACGAACAAAGTTAAAAGACCCGCTTGTTGCAACATCAGAAAAACGACTTGCTAAGCTTGCGCTTAATGCAATCAGACTGTATGCACAAGATTTAAAACTGACGGTTAGAGATTTTTCAGTGCAGATAAACCATAGTCCACAAGATAATATGTACACCAAAGCTCAGACTCTGGTTGTTCTATTGCAGGCTGGAATACATCCACTTGTCGCAATCAAGACTGTTGGATTGTGGGGGGACGCAGAAAAAACATTTTTGCTGTCCAAGAAATATTTGGATAAGTTATATCTAACTATAGATAATGCAGAGCAGCAAGAACAAAAAGCACAAGAGATAATAGATAATCTTGGCAACGGAGGTAATAACAATGGTGACTAGATATACAGTAGTCCAAGACGGACAAGTGTATGAACCGGGCGATGATGTACCTGATATGGGTAGCATTACCGCATTAGAGTCTAAAGGAAATTACAGAGAATACAACGCTTTGTTTAAGGATATAGATAAGCTACCAACATATGTGTCATTTGGTAGTTCGTGCTACATGATAGATACAACAGACTTATATAAGTTTGATGGCGAGAGTTGGATAAAACAAGAATAGAGAGGTGCGCACATGAATGCAGAGGAAGTATACGCATTACTCAATAAGAAAATTAAAAAGGGCGGTATCACCGATGACCAGATAAGACAGATTGTGGAGCAGCATTTTGAGGAGAACCCTGTTCAGGTTATAACTGATAATACCCTTTCAGTTGCCGGCACGCCGGCTGATGCATTAGCAACAGGAAGCGCTGTTGATTCACTAAAGGAAGACTTAGGTGATTTCTTTACTAAAACAGAATCCGTGAATAAATTCGATAAATTTTCGGTGGAAGAAAACGCTTTCTACAAAAATGTAAATGGAACGGTGACAAAATCAAGTATGACTGGATATGTGGCTTTTTTACTTCCGGTCAAAGGTGGAAAAACATACACAGTGAGTGGCACATCATATTCTGTATTGACTGTTGGTAATAATATGGAATATCTGGGGTACGCATGGAAATCTGGAGAAACAACATTTAATACGGATTTAGTAAGGCGAAAAACAGAATTAAAATATTTGGCTATATCGTTTAGAACGTCGTCATATCCTGTTGATACATACATGGCAGTTGAAAGTGATGTACTTCCAGAAGAGTACATACCTTATAGTGTACGAAAAGAGATAAACAAAGATGTCGAGATTGATTATTCACAAATCGTAGATGCCCCTCATAATGAGCCACAAATATACCATGTCGGTGTTGGCAAGGATTATACTTCATTTACAGAGTGTATTAAATCGTTATCGGAAAATGTGGCAAGCAAGATTGTGTATGTAGATAGTGGAATATATGATATTTTTGAAGAAATAGGTGGCTCAGAATATGCGTTATCAATTCCAGAATCATCAGAGGATTTGTGGAGAAATTATAATACTATTATACCTCCAAATACCAAAATTATAGGAATTGGAGAGGTTGTTTTCAATTTTCTTCCAACTCCAGAGCAAATGACACCAACAAGTGCAAGATATCTTTCACCGCTAAATGTTTCTGGAAATGTTGAAATTGAAAACATAACAATAAACGCTGATAATTGCAGATATTGCATTCATGATGAAACAAGCGGAATTGCTGAATTTACAGGAAGCACACATAAATATAGAAATGTGCACCTTAATAAAAAGAGAACTGCTATGGGAATAGATTGTGCTTTTGGGTGTGGGTTTAATGCGTCTGAAGTTTTTGAATTTGACGGATGTGTTTTCGAGTCAAACGATAGAGCTATTAGTTTTCATAACCGTACATCTGACAATGATGGGACAATCATTACAATAAAAAATAGTGCATTTATCACTAAAAAAGATGGTACACAAAGGTCGTTGCGGTTTGGAAATGTAAACAGCAAGCAAGCGCATATACTTGTTAATATATTTAACACATATATTAATGGACTTATAACAATACAAAATGAATCATCAGAAAAACCAAACGCGTTCGATATCTCTCTTTTTAATTGTGGTGAAAAAAAAGTTACTGTCGAATGTGCTATAAATATTTATATTCCGAAGATATACAATTTTAGTTAATTAAATCGTGCTTTTTTACTTGAATTGTTGAAACAGGCTTGACAGGACGAACTGGGGTTACTCAAGGTAGCAAGAAAGGTGGTAAGCAATGATAATAAGAGCAGAAGAACCACAGCAAGAAGTTGTTATAAAAATAGATACCAAAGGAATAGCATGGGTGTACTTGTGTCTTAATGAAAGAATTAAGACGGAGGAATATGCAGAACCCGGAAAGCAGTCAAAAACACATACATACTATGAATATGATGGAACACAGTTTCATGCTCCTGTTGAAAGTCTTGACCTTAAAGACATCAATAACAATCCTCAGAAGTATGACGGCTATGAGCCAGCCAAAATACCGTCTGATATTGAGCGTATAGACGCACAAGTAACATATACGGCAATGATGACTAACACACTGCTGACGGAGGAATAGCCTATGTACGAAAAAATAAAAAAATGGTATCAAGTCTATCATATATGGACTGCTGAAATGGTTAAGCAAGCCTGTGATAAAGGACTGATAACAGAAGAGCAATACAACAATATAATCAATGGAAATTAGCAATCACGTTTGTGATTGCTTTTTTTATACAAAAATTTCGCAAGTGCCGTGAGCGTAGAAAACGGCAATGTCAATCGGTGGCGTTGCACCGTATAAAAACGTAGACATACGGAGGTAATCAATGAAAAGAGAAGATTTAGTATCAATGGGTTTGACCGATGAGCAGATCGAAAAAGTCATGGCTGAAAATGGTAAGGACGTTCAATCTGCTAATGCAAAGGCAAACAAGAACAACACAGAGCTTGAAAGGCTCAAAGCTATCGAAAAAGAGTATGAGGATTTAAAGGGGCAGAGTATGTCTGAGGCAGAAAGAAATGCCAAAGCCCTTGAAGATGCTCAGAAGAAGATAGCAGAGCTTGAAAAGACACAGGCAATTGCAAGTCAGAGAACAAGTGCAGCCGAGAAATTCAAGATTTCCGCTGAACAGGCAAAGCTAGTGGTTAAGGATGATGGTTCCATGGATTATGACGCTCTTGGAAAGATTATCGCAGATAAAGAAACTGCCGCTGCCCAGGCTAAAGAGAAAGAGATAGCCAATGGCTCAACACCGCCGGGTAATGGTGGTACAGGTAGCAATTCAAGTGACACAAAGACGGAGGCAGAAAAAATAGCCGCCGGTCTTATTGAAAATCAAAGTACAAAAAATGATATTTTGAAACATTACATTTAAGGAGGGAAATATAGATGCCAAGTATGAATATGCAGTATGAAAAAACAACATACTCAGGTGATGTGCAAATTCTCAAGAGAGAGCCAAACGAGGCCATACCTCTTACTTTGGATTTTGAAGAAGTTACAACAAAGGTGAACGGCAAAAAGATAGTTAAAGCTGGAACCCCAATCGGTAAAGATGGCAAGGTTGATAACACAGCAACAGTGGTTGGCATACTTCGATTTGATGTAACAGAAGATAGACCACAGGGAGTTCTTCTTAAGAAAGCATATCTTAACACAAAGGTAGCAGAAACACACTCAGGCGTTACATATGACGCAACAGTTAAGGCAGCTCTGCCAATGATCGTATTTAAGTAATTACAGGAGGTAAAAAAATATGCTAGTAAATGAAGTTATTGACAGTAAGTCAATTGCGCTGTCAGCAACAGAAAACGCAAGTAATCAGATTCCATATCTTGGATTACAGTGGTTTCCAGAGAGGAAGAAACAGGGACTTGACCTGCAATGGATAAAAACACATAAGGGACTTCCTGTATCTCTTGCACCATCTAACTTTGATTCAATTCCAACAATCAGAGCTAGAGAGGGACTTTCCAAGGAAAAGACACAGATGGCATTCTTCCGTGAGGGAATGACCATAGGCGAAGCAGAAATGCTTGAAATAGAAAGAGCAAATACTGCTGATGATCCATACCTTGCAAGTGCTCTTAGTGCGGTATATGACGACACAAGCAGACTTGTAAGCGGTGCGGAAGTTGTTCCAGAGAGAATGAGAATGGCTCTCCTTTCTACGGTAAATGGACATCCAGTTATCACTATTAAGAGTGACGGTGTTCAGTATTCCTATGATTATGATTCTGACGGATCATACACTACGGATCATTACATCAAGCTTGATGGAACAAGCATGTGGAGCGACACAGAAAATTCAAAGCCGCTTACAGACCTTAACACCGCACGTAAGAAGTTAAAGAAGAATGGCAAGATTGCTAAGTATGCACTTATGAATAGTAATACATTCCAGTATCTTCTTGACAATGCACAGATAAGAAACTCAATCCTTGCACAGAACCTTACAGCAACTATTGAGGTTGATGACGATGCTGTTATGTCGGTTGTGCAGAAGAGAGCAAAACTTACTATCGTGCTTTACGATAAGATGTACATTGACGATGAGGGCAATGAACAGTATTTCTATCCGGATAATAAGGTTACACTTCTTCCAGAGGGTAATCTTGGTAATACATGGTTCGGCACTACACCAGAAGAGAGAACTGCAAGACAGGTAGCAGATGTTGATGTAACTCAGTATGGTACAGGAATTACAGTCGCTACAAAGACAGAGTACGGTCCACCAATGAAGATGTCAACATTTGCGTCTGAGGTTGTACTTCCATCCTATGAGAATATGGATAGCACTGCCGTAATTGAAGTTCATCACGAGTAGGAGGGCAACTTATGATATATCCCTATATCGTTGTAAAAGATGGGGTATGGTATGATGCCGGAAATGACGTCCCGGAAACAAGCAAACCAGAAACAGAAAAAACTGATTCTGATGTTGCTATTCATACCAAGACCGAGATCAACAGAATGTCAACAGACGATTTAAAAGCACTTGCAATATCAGAGGGTATAGATAACGCCGAAAACATGACAGGCGGCGCATTAAAAGAAGTGCTTATAGCCCATTTTGCTTTGTAGGAGGTAGTCGTGGAATACACATTGGTAGAGCAAGTCAAAATACGAAAAGGTCAATATGAAGTCGGTGACGATGGCTCTATCAAGTGGACTGATCTACAGGATAATCCAAGAATAGAGCAGCATATTGAGGAAATTAAGCAGGAAATACGCAACAAGCGTAATTACCCATCTGATTACACAGATGAGCAAATAGAAGAAGATATGAAACGATATACTACCAATATAGTCAGCTTGGTTGTATACGACTTATCTCAAGCTGGTGAGGAATACATGGCAAGTTTCGGTGAAAATGGAGTCAGTCGTAGTTGGATTGACAGAAATAAGCTGCTAGCTGATGTATTCCCATTTGTTGAGATATTATAGAAGATTGTGCGTTACCTAACGGTAGCAGAGGGCATACATTATGGTGGTGGTGGGCAGTATGCAAACATAAGAGAAAGGCGGTAGATATATGCCAGTAGCAATAATTATCAGCATCATATCGGTTACTTTCTCTATTTTTTTTGGAATTGTCAGCCTTGTGCTGAATATCAAGAATAATAGAAGAACTGATAATTCAGACCTAGAGGATAGAGTCCGAGAAAACACCCGCATAAATATGAAGTTAGATGCCATATCTAGCAACACTAAGGACATAAAAGATGAAGTTGTGGAAATGAGAAAAGAACTTAATTCTCATGACAACAGAATTATTAAAGTTGAGGAAAGTGTTAAGTCACTTCATCATCGCGTAGATGAAATGGCAACACGACTCAACGAAAACAAGGAGGTGTAAAAATGGATGTTATACAGAGCCTTGTAGCCAATATGGCTATTATAGTGTCTGTCATAGGCGTACTTACATTTGTTGTGGCGGTAATTACACAAGTAATCAAAGGTGTTGGCGTATTTAAGAAGATACCAACCGACATATTGGTGCTTGTGCTGTCCATAGGCATTACCGTTGTGGCTTTTATTGCCTATATGCAGTACATACATATGACAATACTTTGGTATATGATTCTTGCAGCTATCCTAGCCGGATTTGTAGTTGCATTTGTAGCAATGTATGGTTGGGAAAAGCTATCTGAGCTTTGGAAGCGATTTGGCAAGGATGTGAAGTAATGTCACTTGAGATTAATAAACAATCTATGAAGTATGCTTCTTACGGCAAAGAGGTGGAGATATACGAAAAAGATGATGACGGCAATATAAAGTATTTCATCACAGAAGAGGGACAAAAAATACCTCTTATAGACCATAAGGAAATATCATACGAAGAGCCTATATCATTTAGGGCTAATATCTCTTTCTCTGGCGGTGAAGCACAGGCAAAAGAATATGGCTTTGATGTCAATGATTTTGACGCAATCATAGTTACAGATAGAGGAGCATACCCTATCAAAAAAAGTGACATTATATGGCTTGATAGCAAAGTTGAATACACAGAGGATGGCTATATTGATAAAACTTCTGCTGATTTTACAGTTGTAGGAGTCAAGCCAGCTTTGCGGTCAACAAAATATGTCCTTAAGGCGGTGGTCAAGTGAAAAAAACAATAGATGTATCTTTGTCTGTGAGCAGTTTACAGAATGCAATTAAGGAGCTTAAAGCCTATCAAGCAAGGCTTGACCATAAATGCGCCGTTATTGCTGAAAGATTGGCTGATGATGGCGTAGAAGTTGCTAGAGTTCAACTCGCGAACTTAGACGCGATATTTAAGGGTGAATTGATTGAAAGCATACAATCAGAGTGTGTTACAGATACAGATTGTAGTCATATTTGGGCGGTTGTAGCCGGAACAGATCACGCAGCATTTGTTGAGTTTGGAACTGGTGTTATAGGGCAAAAGAAACCATACAAAGGCGAATTACCTCCGGGAGTATCTTGGCAATATGCAAGCGGTCAAACAATCCACCAACTCAAAGATGGTCGAATTGGCTGGTTTTACAAGGATGATAATGGTCATTGGTGGTTCACCGAGGGTATGCCATCTAGGCCATATATGTACAATACTGCTCGTGAACTTGAAAGAAAAGTCAAGAACGTTGTGAAAGAGGTGTTTGACAATGGATAATGCATGGGCAATAGAACTTGGCCCGACAATATATAGCATTGTCAAGGCTAAAGCAACAGAACAACTTAAGGATAAGTACCCAACGCTTAACGTTACAGATAAAGGTGAATCAGATCAGCCAGCAGTATTCCCAACAATTTATATTCATGAATTGCCAGGGATGGAGCTGGGACAAGATTTAGAGGGACAGACAATCAACGCTGTAAGAGAAACAATACAGGTTGATGTGACTTCCAACAAGAATCACAGCGAATGCAGAAAGATTATGTCCAAAATAACGGACATATATAAACAAATGAGATTTTCGGTCGCCGGAACACCTCAATACAGTGTTAATGGTGGAACCTATATATGTAACATGCGATTTAGCCGTGTGTTTGGGGCTGGTGACACAATATTATAGTTAGCAATTAGAGCCATGTGGCTCTTTTTTTATGCACATTTTTAAGGAGGTAAAGACATGGCAGTACCAGGATTAAGTACACTGGGTATTACTTTTGGTTATGGTGTTGAAACAACCGCAGGAGAAAAGCCAACGACATTTACTCAGTTGTCAAGAATCAATGAGCTTGGCGATGCTACAGCAGAACCAGAGGCTATTGACGCTTCGGCTCTTGAAGATTTTTACACAAGAAACATATCTGGTAGAACTACTGTATCTGATACATATACAGTAACAGTAAACTGGACACCAGATACACTTGCAGAATGGGAGAAAGTACTTGAAGAGTACAAGAAGTTGGAAGGAACAGGCAAATCCATGTGGTTTGAGACAATCACACCTGGATTTACCAAGGCAGAGTTTATTAAAGCTCAGCCACCATCAGTTCTTCCAGTGGCTTCAAAGGGTCAGAATGAGCTCTTAACGGTTGAGATCAACCTTATTCTCGAAGATCTTGTTGGCTTTGATACAAAGGTAGCTTTTACACCGGGGGAATAGCAAACCACTCAGATACAGCCGTGCTGAGTGATGACGATACAAAAGATATAAAACCGGCTGATTATACGTATTAAGCAAACAAGGGGCGGTTTTCGGACTGCCCCTTTCCTATTAAGAGTAGGAGGAAAGGAAAATAGCATGACAATTACAATGAATGGCAAGGAATACAATATTAAGTTTGGTAATAAGGCAGTAGCTAGGGCTGGATTTATCAGCAAGCTGGCAAGAATTGGAGTAATGCAGTCAAGTACAGACGATGGAGTTGGAGCAATAGAGGGAATGGAGCAAATGTACTTGTTAATGCCACAAATCTTACTTGCCGGATTACAGGCTAATCATTCAGATGAGTTTGGCTACAACTTAACTACAGGAAAAGGCCGTGACGAACAGCTTAGTAAGGTTGAGGATATGCTTGACCATTTTGTAGACGAGGAAAATGGAGATTTTCTTAAACTCCAGGAGGATGTCTCAAATGAGATGCTTCACAATGGTTTTTTAAAGAAACTGTTCGAGGAAGAGACAGCAAAAGTGCAGAATCAGGCACAGAAATAATCTTTGAACAGGATAACAAAGATTTTAATTACGAAAATTACTGTAATGAAATACGACCCCGTTGGTTAATGATGACCAAAGGCTATGGACTTACAGTTGAGGATATTGACAAATCTTGCCCAGCAGACCTTGAACCATACGAAAAGGCATATCATATGGCAGAAAAAGAACACGACTCACAAGTATATGCATGGGTAGGAACGTATATTAGATCTGCTCTTTGCTTTGCAATAGATCATTGCCTTAACGGCAAGAAAGCAAGCTCAGAGTATCTTAAAGCTCCACTTATGGAAAATGAAGAAGATAGGGTAAATAGACTTAGGAATGAGTTTATTGAAGAACGATTAAAGGCAAAACAAGAATGGGATAGGACACACAATATGATTGACGGCAAGGACTGATGTTTTTGCCGTCTTTTTTATTACAACAAGGCGGTGAAACATGGCAACAGTAGATAATCTTGAAGTTAAAATACATGCAAGTGCAACTCAAGCAGTTAATGCAGTAGATAAACTGTCAAATAAGCTCGGCACACTGTCTAAGACATTGCAAGGAATTGATAGTAATGGTATAGCCAAGTTTGCACAGGGCATGAACCAGCTTGCACAGGGCATGAATGCAATAAAAAATGTAAAAATGCCTGATTTTAACAGAGCTGCCAAAGGTATAAAGCAATTTGAAAACATTAATAGTGGGAAACTTACAGCGGTTGCAAATAGTATAAGTCCACTTGCTTCCAGTATATCAGTATTGGGGAACATGCAGTTCAACAACAAGGGTCTTACGAACTTCATTAATTCCATTACAAGGCTGTCTAATTCGAACATTAACGGCATGAATATAAACGCTATAGGCCAGCTTGGAAATGCGATTGTAGGCTTATCTAGCACGTTACAGGGTGCACAGAACGTTAGCACAAATGTAATACAGCTCACCAATGCAGTTGGTAGACTTGCAAATTCTGGGCAAAAAGCAAGCGTTGTATCAGCAACATTACCGCAATTATCCGTAACGCTTCGCAATCTGTTTAATACCATGGCGCTTGCACCGCAATTATCCACTGGAACAATACAGATGACCACTGCACTTGGTAATCTTGCATCAGTAGGGGCAAAGGCAACACAAACCGCAGGTGGACTAGGGACGCTTGCAGCAGAACTTAAGAAGTTTATGCAAGTTATGGCTACAGCACCACAAGTATCACAAAATGTAATACAAATGACTCATGCACTTGCAAATCTGGCAGCGCAAGGAAGTAGGACAGCAAGTGCGAGCAGAGGTATACAAAACAGTTTTTCCGGTATGGGCAGCAGTGCTAAAAGCGCTAAAAAACATATATGGAGTCTTGCTTCAGCAGTTGGAAAACTGTATGCAACATTTTGGGCAGCGCAAAGAGTTTTAAGCGGATTTAAAAAAGCCATAGACATTTCATCTGATCTTACTGAGGTACAGAACGTTGTAGTTAATACGTTTGGCCAGTACACGGACAAATTGGAGCAATTCTCCAAAACATCAATAAAAATGTATGGAATGTCGGAATTATCTGCAAAGCAAACAGCTGGTAGATTCCAGGCCATGGGACTTGCCATGGGTGCACCTGTTAAAGATATGTCTGATATGTCGATACAACTTACATCCTTATCAGCAGACCTTGCTTCTTTCTACAATATTTCGCAGGAAGAAAGTTCGCGTAAATTATGGTCAATCTTTACTGGCGAGACAGAGCCTATGCGAGCTTTTGGTATTGACCTTACTAACGCAACCCTCAAAGAGTATGCAATGAAAAAAGGTCTTGATGCCAACATATCCTCTATGGCTCAGCTGGAAAAAACAATGCTGAGATACCAGTATGTCATGGATAACACCAAGAATGTACAGGGGGATTTTGCGCGGACAAGCCAGACATGGGCTAACCAGTTACGTATCCTACAGGAGCAAATAAAGGCAGTTGCAGGTGTTTGGGGTAATGCATTTGTCAATATGTTAAAACCGCTTGTACAGGCGCTTAATAAGGCTTTATCGGCGGTTTACACTTTTTCCGAAAAGGTAGTAAATGCCCTTGGCGCAATTTTTGGATGGAAACTAGAGATACAAAAGGGTTCTATATCTGATGATTTTGAAGGTGCTGCCGGTGCTGCTGATGATATGGCAAGCGGAACTAAAAAAGCGGCTAAAGCGGCCAAAGATTTAAAAACACATCTTCTTGGTATTGATGAGTTAAATGTTGTTGAACCGGATAAAGACACAGGCACAAACGGTGGTGGTGGTTCTGGTGGAGGCACTGGTGTAAGCGGTGCTGGTGGCAACAATGGACTTAAATACCAAATAAAAGAAACAGAGGGACTTTACAAGTCTAGCATCAAAAACCTTAACCAATTAGGCAAATATATCAGTGATAGTTTGTCTAAGGCAATGGAATCTATTAAGTGGAATAAGGTATACAAAAGAGCAAAAAATTTTGGCAAAGGACTTGCCGACTTCTTGAATGGCCTCATTACTCCGAGATTGTTCTCTAATCTTGGTTCAACAATTGCCGGCGCAATAAATACAGCGCTTAGTGCTGGGAATACTTTTGCGATCAATTTTGATTGGAAAAACTTGGGTAAATCGCTTACATCTTCAATAGCTGGGTTTCTCAATACCTGGGACGCTGGGCTTACAGGAGCAACATTGTCTAATTTTGCTATAGGCATATGTAAATATGTTGTTAGTGCTTTTGATACCGCAAATAAGGATAATCTCTGGCAAAAACTTGGCCAAAAAGTTGTGGATTTTATATGTGGTATCAATTGGGGAAGCCTTGTTTGGAACCTTGGTTCTTTGATTATTACTATGGCCAAGGAAATACCTAAGATTCCAATGCAAATATATGAAGGTGTAGGCCAAGCAATAATTGATAAAGTATTTGGAGAAGGCGCATATAGCAAAATATCCAATTCCAAATTATTTAAGGGCATAAAAAAAGCACTTGAATATATTATTGCACCAATGAATTTAATTGTAGATATAATCAACAAGATCAAATCTGGTGTGGGCAAGTTGTCTCCATATACAGATAAGGTTGTAACAGCATTAAAACCCGCATTAAGCGCAGTCTCAAATTTGTTAAGTACGGTTTATTCGGTTATTTCAAAAGTTGCCAATGCAATAGGTGAAAAAATTTCTCCGGCATTAAATTCAATAAAAACTGTGCTTTCACCTATATTGGCTGTTGCATCAGCAATTAGTTCAGTTATTCGGCAATTAATTGGTAACTGGATTGTTAAAAAAATTGCGGATATAAGTGCAAAAGTTCAAATTGCATGGGATATTATTAAGTCTGTTTTAAATTCAATTACTGAAAAATTGAAAACACTTTGGGAATATCTCAAGAAAATTGTGGACAAATTAAGCAGCGTTGCAAAATTCGGAATGAAAACAAGCCCTATAGTTGGATTATCAGGAATCATAAGCAACAAGTTTAATATTGATACGACCACCAACGGAAAGACTGATAAAGACTATAAAAAACTGAATAAATCAGTTCGCAGTGCTATATCGGCTTTTGATGGAAAAAATGTTGATTACAACGTAGACACATCAGTAAATGATAATAAGACAGACAACGTAGCGACCATAAGAAATATAGGAAAATTATGGGCCGATACTTGGAGAGGCAAGAGTGCTAAGTATGATGCGCAAACCGCCACAAATGGACAAAATACATCAAGTAGCAGCATCTTATCCAGAATAGCTAATCGGTGGTCATCTGTATGGAAAGGCAAGAACGCCAAATATGATGCGCAAACCGCTATAAACGGTCAAAATGCAACTACAGGTGAAAAACTTTCTAGCATATCCAATATTTTCAGTCGGTACTGGAAAGATAAAACAGTTAAGTATAATGCAAATACCGCTGTTAACGGTAAGCCAACAACTAGTGGTAGTGCAGTTAAGTCAATTAACGATACATTGCAAAAGAACTTTACCGGAAAAAGCGTACAGTACAATATTAAGACACAGACAGATGAGGGCTTAAAAAAACTTGGTGAAAATGCCGCAAACAAAATCTTTATGGGTATGTCCCAAAAAGAAATAAAATTCAATGTTAAGCAAGCATCAGACCCACTTAAGCAAGCAATGTCTGGTACTTTTAGTTTCATGCCAACTTATGCAACCGGAGGATTCCCAGAAGATGGATGGTTCCGTGCAAACCAAGGTGAGATAATGGGTAAGTTTGACAACGGAAAGTCTGTCGTTGCAAACAACGAACAGATTACCGCCGGTATAGCAAGTGGAGTTAGGCAAGCAGTTGATGACGCACTTACGCCTTATCTCTCCCAAATTGCCCGGAATACAAGGGAAACAGCAGATAAAGATACATCTATCAATATTGATGGTCGAACCCTTGTCAGTGAAACGGATAGGCGTAGATCACGTAACGGTCATCAATTTACAACAGCATAGAGGTGATAATATGGCACAAGGATTATCAAGTTTTTTAAATGTCAACGGTGTGGACTTTCCGTGTCCGGCCGTTGGCTTTACTTATACCATTACAACGACAGTTAATGCCGGCCGTAATGCTAACAATGTAACTATCGGTCAAAGGATTGGCAGAGATTTATATAAACTGGACAATATGAAGTGGGTCGGCCTTGAACCTAAGATTTGGCAAGCAATGCTAAAAGCAGTTGAACCATTTTATATTCCAGTAACGTTTGAGGATTACCGAACAGGCAAGCCGATAACAATTATAATGTACCCAGGCGACAGAACAGCAGAACCATTGTTTGCAAGTCCCAAATCGCACATAGTAACTAAATATCGTAACTGTCAGTTCAACCTTATAGATACTGGTAGGTGATGTAATGCAAAATGTAAGCAAAAAATATAAGGAATCTATGAAGTCCCTTAACCGAAACAGAGGTTATATCAAAGCAACAATAGGCCTTGTAAATTCCCGAGTCCAAAACGAAATAAAACTAGACAAACAAACAAAAACAGTAGAATATTCTAATGACATTGCCCCTTTTGATGGCGAAGAAGTAAGTAGAATATATGCTACAGCAGAACCTGGCATTGCTGTCCTCGATGGCAATGCTTTTTTCTTGCCTAGAATTGGCACTGATTACTATAACAACGGCATTGTAACTGCTGATATTATGGGAACAGTTACAATGGTGTTTGCAAATCCGCAGACTATTAAGGGCTTGACTGTCAATTTTGGGAAATGTTATCCGACTGAATTTGATGTTATTACTAACAATGGCACTACACGTTATCGTAACGCTGATGAAGTGTGGACAACGGAAGATGTTTTTACAGACATAACATTTATTACAATCGAACCAACTCAAATGCGTTACGGGCAGAATAGATTGAGAATATACTCATTTAAGTGTGGTCTTGCAAAAACATTTACCAACGAAGAGGTAATGGACTACAGTAGCAAAGAATATGTATCTCCAATAGCAGAAACCATACCATCAATGGATGTTATGATTAAAGTTGATAATCAAGATCAATATTACGATCCAGACAATCCAGACAGTGCAATACAGTATATGGGAATCGGTCAAGAGGTTAAAGTACAGTTTGGCTATGATGTAGACGGACAGGGCAATATTGAATGGTTGCCGGAGCAAACCACTTACTTATCCGCATGGTCGGCTAATAGTAGAGAAGCGACATTTAATGCTACAGATAGATTTACATTGTTAACCGGGCAATACTATAAAGGTCAGTATTATGCAAATGGGATTAGCTTGTACGATTTGGCACTGCTAGTATTGGCAGATGCAGGAATTACAGACAGTAGTAACTATTTTCTTGATAATTTTCTTAAAAATACTGTAACGCACAATCCGTTACCAGTTGCTACGCACGCAGAGTGTTTGCAGATAATTGCCAATGCCGGCAGATGCACTTTGTCCATTGACAGGCAAAATAGAATTCATATACAATCCGCAATTACACCCACAAAAACAATATCATCAAATGGACAATTAGATTTTAGTGATATTGACAGCGTGTTACATGATGATAATGGAGCATTGACAGCTAAACAGTATGCAATGTTAAGGCTAACAGCAAGCAGGTATGATACATACAAATTAACAGCTTATGAGTATGCTGCGCAAGCAAAATTTAAACTTAAATAATAGAGAGGTGATTTTTTGGCATCACAAAATAAAACAAAAAATCTTGGATTATGCCAATTCGGTAATGATGATATTCCAGATTGGCGAACAGATTACACAGGAGACATGGACAAGATAGACAAAAGTATAAAAACAATATCAGATGAAGTTGCAGAAGTAAAAAAATCTGTCAGTGATGGCAAGTCTAAAGTCGCCAGTGCTATCACTAAAAAAGGTGTAAGCACAGAGGCGACAGATACATTTGATGTGATGGCTGAGAATGTCGGAAAGATACAGACAGGCACATCGAACACACAGATATTAAGCACAACAATGATATCCGGTGTGGTACAGTGCCGAGTGACACATGAGACGGATAATACATTAGATTAAAGGAGGAAGTATATATATGTTGACAAATAATTTCGCCGGTCTTGTCAGCCTAAACTGTCAACCGGGTTCAGGCAATTATACTGTGTGTAAAACCACAGAAAATAAAACAGCTAGCGCAAGTTACTCTTGGTTTAGACAGCTGTTTAGTGCATCGTTGCTTTTAAAAAATGCGCCTAGCTCAGCCATAACCGGAGTTTATATAGTGTTAGGGACAGGCACAACACCAGCAACAGCGGCAGATATAAAGCTTGAAAATGTGACAGAAGACTATGAGATCGTCACACAAACTAAAGATATACCGCAGACATTTTCAAGTTCAATTATAACTATCACTAGAGTTATACGAAATACAGGTAATGCACCACTAACCATATCAGAAGTAGGGTTATATGCGAGTTATGCAAGTGCTTTCACGGGAGCAATGATGTTAGCACGTGAAGTTATCGAGCCGGTAACACTGCAACCAGGCGAAAAACATTCATTCACAATGGATTTGTGCGTAGAATAGGAGAAGGTGCAGAGCATGAAAATAGCTTACGCAATGTGCAGTACCGGGTTTTCACGACTTGATAGCGGGAACCTTTGTTTTTTACCTAAAAACAAAATATATAAAGAAGTAGGATATGTGAGCAAGGAAATAGCAAATGGCATTGGCGAGTTTTCTGCAAATCCTACAATTACTCTTAATTTAGATATATCTTACAGTTGGTATGGATTTATAATTAATTTTAGAAATTGTAAACCTCTTGAATTTACTATAAAAACTTATGATAATGATACGCTTGTTGATAATGTTGTTATTACGAATGTTGATAGCCTTAACTGGACAGACTACAATCGTTATGGCTCTGCGAACAAAGTTGTTATAGAATTTACAAAAGTTGAGCCATACGCAAGAGTGTCAATAGACTATGTTGGAATTGGTGACGCAACAGACTATGAACTGTCCAAAGATGATATGTTTGATACACCAACTGTTACGATGGAAGATAAATTAAAGTCAATTACCGTTCAAAAACAATCATATAAACCCGGCACCGACAAAAAAGAACTTGTGTCCGAAAAAATTACTGTCAATTCAAACAACAATATTGTGAAAGTTGACTTTTCAGCACCTAGTCACGGTTATACCGCCATCACTGATGCAAGTAATGTGACAGTTACAGTTGTAGAAAGTGGTGCCTATTATTGCATGTTAAAATTTGATGGACTAACTGACAAAGATACAACACTTACGTACACAGTCAGTGGATATGAGTATGTTGTGGACACTAAAGGATTAACCCATAGATACAATAGCAACGGAACTAAAACAGTTAATTGGAACAACCCACTTGTTGATAATACAGAAGCAGCTAGTTTGCTTGATGATTGGTTAGCGAATTATTACCTAGGTGCAGTTGATTATTCAATAAGTTGGCGTGGAGACCCTAGCGTAGATGCCGGGGATTTATTCAATCTGATTAAAACCAATAGTTCAACAGCAAAAATTAAGGCTTATCAAAATGAACTTACATTCAATGGTGCATGGAGTGGAAAACTTAGTGCCAGAAAGGTGGTGGAATAGTTGTGGAATGAACCAAAAACGGACTGGAAAAGCGGTGACGCAGTTATATGGACGGATTACAACCGAATAAAAAATAACATAGAATATTTAAAACAAAGAGCTGAAGATTTGTGTGGACCAGTTACAGGTTATCAAACCATGGGTATTGATAAGATGTATACAGATTTTTATTACGCAGACGAATTTAACGCATTTGAAAACAACATTGCACAGATTAACAGCGTAGTATATCCACAAGACATAGGCACCAAACAGACATTTTATGACAATGGAGCGTTTATTAGCTCAGCAGAGATAAACAGACTGGAAACAGCTTGTCAACTTATTAAAGATGCTTTAGACAATATTAAACCTAGACGCATTCCATTTAAGCTAGGTGCATACAAGGATATAAGAATATAAGGAGATGAATAAGATGGCTTTGAAAACAAATTATAAAGAGGATGTACTTGCTACAGCCAATACAAAACGTAAGTACAATATGATTACTAATGATGATGGAACGGTTAGCTTTGAAGATGTGACAGAATATCAGCAGACAGGTGATAACTTTGGTGCAGGCGATGTCAACCAAATATGTGAAGCTGTCAACTTAGCAAGCTCCACTCTGGATAAACTGAATTCTAATTTTCAAATTGTGGGTCAAGGATATGTCACGTTTGTTTTTCCAGCAGGGGACGACAAGAAGGGACAATATCAAGAAGTAACACAAAACATTCTTGTGCCAGCAGGGACTGATGAATTTATTCCAATTATATCATATCTTGGAATTTCTACTGAATCTTCTGTGCCAGCAATGCAGTTAATAGGGCCAAGTTACGATGCATTTGATGCATCAAAATCGGCGCAAAAAGTTCCGCTAAAATTTGCTGCAAATACAGACGGCTCTCCGTGGACAATACGTGTATTTTGGCTTGCAATCAGAGAAATTATTTTATAGAACAAAGCGGAGATTGTGATTACTCACTTTCTCCGCTTGTATTTGATTCATCCCATTCGTCAAGACTCACATATTCTCCACTTGTCTCTCCATCAATATTGAGATAGACAACATCATATATAAAATTGTCAGTATCATATACTAACATTTCTACAGTAAAATCACTTTTAACCTCAGCTCCAAATGAATTTGTGCTATACACATAACTTTGAACTACAACAAGGTGCCCTTTTCTTTCCATTGCAATATCACTCTGACTAAAAACAGAAGATGGAAAATCTGCTGACTTAGGATTTTTCAAGCAACTTTCAACAGTTTCTTTTGCCATATCCCAATAAGACTGAAACTGCATATCTGAAATATCCGTTGCATTAACCTCTTCAGTAGTAGTCTCTGTTTCCTCCTCAGTTGCTTCTTCCGTGGTTGGCGTCTCAGTTGTCTCTTCAGTTGTGGTTTTTTCAGTAGTAACCATTTCCGTAGTATTATAAGCAACTTTTTTATGCTCCGATTTAGGTTGGTTCACACAACCTATTCCAAGTAATATTCCACCAACAATCATAGAGCCAAAAATGCCTATTATAAATGGCATAGCCTTTTTATTTTTACATAATAATATTATAGTCAATGCTACGCATATGCCAGCCCCTAAAAACATTATTATTGCTCCAAACACAATTAAAAAGTTACTCATTCGTATTCACCTCTCCCATGTAGTATATAATACAGTCATAGTACCATGTATTTCCCCAAATTACCATATATTATGACAAAAAATTAGACTTCTATTTTAAGTTTTATAAGAGTATAATAGTAATATCATATAAAGGGAGGACAAAATGGAAGAGAAAAAGAAAGAGATTACAGACGCTATACAAAAGATAACTGATGAGCGAATAATCGATATACTTCACTCTTACATCAAAAACCTTATTAAATAAAACAACCCCAAGGATTTTCTCCTTGGGGCGTTTTTTATTTCTTGGCGATTGAATCAATTAATTTTTCAAGATTGTTCCATCCATCATCGTCAAGATTGGCAAGAGCAACTATAAGTCTTTTTTTAAATGAATCATCATCGGCCTTTGTTATTTCGGCAAGCAATTCACCCAATTGTTCTTCTTTAGTCTTTTGGACAAATACCTCACCAGCTCCATTTCTTAGCCAAACTTCATTTACATCAAATTCTCGGCATATATCAGACACGGTTCTATCCGATGGAAATTTAGAACCTGTTTCAATTTGTGCAATAAAGTTTCTGGATAATCCAATTCTTGCAGAAAAATCATCTTGTGTAAGTCCAAGCGTTTTTCTTAATTGTTTAATTCTTTCATTCAAAACTCTTACCTCCTTTCTGAATATAGTATATCAAAAAAATGTCCCCCAGTCAACAAAAATGTATTGACAAAATGTTTCTAAGGGACTATACTGTGTTTACAAGGTCAACAAAAAGGAGGTGTAAATATATGAGTGAAAAGGAAAAACAGATAGTCGAGAAACTCAAGGAGGTATTGCCTAATATGTCCGATTTTGACAAAGGCTATCTTCTCGGCAAAGCTGAAACCATGGCTGATGCAGCGGATAATAAACCTAAGAATGATGAATAGGTTTTAAGAAAGGAGAACAATGAACGAGTTACAGATATTCGACAATGAAGATTTTGCAAAAATAAAAGAAATCGAAAACAACAACAAAGATAAATACACCGGTTTCTTTTATGTGCTGGAATATGGTGATTTCGTAAAAATCGGAAGTACGAAGAATCCGTATCAAAGATTGATGGCATTAAAAAGGAATGCTGTAAATTATGGTAACCTAAAAATTGGAAGATTTGCTATAAGTATCCCACATACAAATTATGTCGAAAATGAAAAACATTTGCATGAGTATTTTAAAGATAAAAGAAAACGAGGAAGTGAGTTGTTTGATTGCACACTCGAAGAAACAATACCTGATATTTTAACTGTTGTTGAATATAGGGATGATTCAGAGAAAATTAATGCAAAAGCAGATATGTTTCTCCAAGGCATGAAGGGATTTGTCATGGGGGGTACAAATTTATGAATGATTTACAAATGTTTAGCAACAAGGAATTTGGAAATATTAGAGCAGTAATTATAAATGGTTTCCCGTGGTTTGTAGGTAAAGATGTTTGTGAATCATTCGGAGATACAAATTACAGAAGAAGTCTTTCCAATGTGGATGATGTTGATAAGAGCATAGCGTTAATAGACACCCCGGGTGGAAAACAAAGTATGACAATTATCAACGAAAGTGGTTTATACTCTCTACTTTTCCAAATGCAACCACAGAAAGCAAGGGGTGTGTCACAAAATGACTCCCTTATAAACGAAAGAATTGAAAAGCTCCATAGGTTTAAACGTTGGGTAACTGGTGAGGTTTTGCCGTCAATTCGCAAAACAGGTGGCTACAATAAGCCGCTTACAACGCTGGAGCAGATTCAGTTACTTGCTCAGGGCAATACAGAGCTTGCAGAGAGAGTGGACAGGGTTGAGGACAAGATAGGTAGTCTTGAAAACGACATGCCCTTATACGGCTGTGAGATAGATGAGGTTCAGAAACTTGTCAAGCGCAAGGTGGTATCAATCTTAGGTGGTAAAGATAGCGAGGCATACGCCGACAGGAGCATAAGGAGCCAGACATTTAGAGATATGTATGGTCAGCTTAAGCGTGAATTTGGCTGTGTTTCTACTTATAAGAGTATCAAGCGTAGGTACATAGATGATGTTCAGAACTTTATCAGTAGCTATTCAGCACCAACGGCACTTGCCGAACAGATAAGCAATGCTAATTCTCAGATGAATATGGGTCAGTATTGTGATACCAGGAGGTGATTGCGTGGGAAGAAATTTAGACACGATTATAATTCGTGTCTTGTGCACACTGATGGCCATTATGTTTTATGTAGCCATCATATTCGTACCTGTAGGGGTGGAACTATTTAATATTTCTTTACCCATTTGGGTAAAGATATTGATTATTTTGGTATTTGCAGGATTGGTTTTTACAATGCTGGCAGTTGAACAAAAGATGGAAACTATAGAGGAGGAAAGGAATGAGAGAAAAAAATATTAGTGATTGGTCAAACAATAATGCGGTGATCGCCGGATGTGTTGTTGATACACCCATATACGAGTTTTCGATAGGCGACAAGTCATATTATCACATGACTATAAGTGCAAGGCGGCTGAGTGGAACAGAGGACTTAGTTCCTTGTTATATCGAAGATAGCAAGGTCGCATATATCAGCAGATTTGATTATGTAGAGGTAGTCGGGCATATCCGCACTAAGCATGTTGTCGATTCAACAGGTGTAAATCACACAAAAGTATATATAGAGGTACATGAGGTCAATCCTTATACATGCGATAAGAACAAAGTCGATTTTATTGCCCATAAGTTTGCCGATGTAGAGATCAGGGCAACACCTAGAGGATATAGGGTTTGTGACACTAGAGTAATCAATAATCTTCCTAATAGGATTGGAAATCTGATTCCTATTCTTTTATGGAGTATAAATGCTGAACTATTTGCAAGAGTACCGCTTAACTCTATTGTCGGCATATCTGGTAGATTTCAGTCAAGGGAATACAACAAATTTTATGAGGATGGCACCGAAGAGAAAAAGACAGCTTATGAGGTATCTGTCTCAAGATTTGAAGTGCTTGAAGAAAGAAAGGAGAAAAAAGATGGAAATTAGTTGCGAAGGGACATGTAATAACAGCAGCGCAGACAGTGTGACTATTCCTCGTGATAGATATGAGGAATTAATAGATATGGAGACGAGAGCTGATGTGCTTATAAACATGACAAGAAAAGAAAAATATATAGATGTGGACACGCTGCTCATTGTGCTTGGCGAATTGCCGTTGGGAGGGGACAAATAATGAAGATTGGTTTGAAAAAGTTGGTTATGGAGAATTTCATGTGTTATGCACATAAGGAAATTATTTTTGGGGATAACACTAAGATTGCTGCTTCCAACGGCAAAGGGAAATCCTCAATAACTAACGCTTATATGTGGCTGTTGTTCAACTGTGATTATCAGCTTTCTGATAATCCACCTATTCGCCGTATGGTTGATGGTAAGACTGTAGATGACGCGGATGTGTCAGTTACGGCCGTGTTTGACGTTGATGGCAAGGAAGTCGTCATGCGTAAGTCTCAGAAGAGGAAATATAGCAAAGATGGCAGCAGTTACAAGGATGATAATTCTTATTCAATCAACGATGTGCCTAAGACATTAAGAGATTTTAATGCATATCTTGACGTTGATATGTCTATTCTCAAGATGTGTAGTAACATCAATGCATTTTTGTCGAAGAAACCAGCAGAAATGCGAGATTTTCTGTTTGCGCTTGTAGATGGCGTATCAGATGTTGACGTCGCAAAAAGCAAGGTTGAACTTACTGAACTTGTTCCGCTTCTTGAAAAGTATACGGCAGACGAGCTTTCAGCAATGAATAAAGCCACAAAGTCCAAAGTTGCAAAGGAACTACCAGTTCTTGACGGACAGATTGTGGAAAAGGAAAGGGATATACAGATCAAACAGTCAATAGATATATCCGCCTTGGAATTGCAGAAAAATGCAATTAAAGAAAAACTGAACAAGGTCACAGAAGATCAGATGGACATGGATAAGGTAGCTGCTGAACATGATGAGATCGCAGACAAAATTTTAAAATTAAAGTTTGAAATATCTGCGATGCAGAACAAAGCAAATGAAAATCTTGATTGCAAGAGAGCAGCACTTAGAAGTGCGATAGATGATTGCAAGACTACTCAGATGAATGTAATTCAGGGGATTTCTGATAACGACTGGGATATTGACCAGTCAACAAGAACTTTGAGTATTTGGAAATCAAAGAAAGAAAAACTAGTGGCTGAATGGAAATTCGTTAATGCTGAGAAATTTAGCGAACTTACTACTATATGTCCGACTTGCCATAGAGAATTTCCGGCAGAAGATATCGAAAGACTTAAGAGTGATTTTGCACAGAATCAAGCCGAGCGACTGGCAGCAGTTGAGACTGATGGCAAGGCCGTAGCTCAGAAGATCAAGGAGATTGAGGAGCATATAGAAAAACTTAAAAAATGCAATGAACTCAATCGAAAGACTATTGCTGATATAGGAACAAAGCTTACCAAGCTTGAAGAAGAATATAACGCACTTCCATTATTCATTGACATATCAGGTGATGATGAATATATCGGCGTGATGGCGCAAATAGAGGCGCTTGAAATCAACATGGCTGGTATGGAGACAGCAGCAACAAGAACAAGACTAAAATCCGAAGAGACCGCACTCAGGCAGGAGTTAGCTGAGTGTGAGGCCAAGATTGCTAAGTCTGATACCGAGGCTGACGAAACAAGGCTTGAAGAGTTGTTGGCTAATAAGCGCAATCTTGGACAGTCTCAAACGGATGCACAGAAGATTCTTGATTTGTTAGATGATCTTGATAAGGCCAAAAATGAAGTTCTCACAAATGAAATAAACAAACATTTTAATTTGGTAAAGTGGCAGCTATTTGAATTTGCTAAGAATGGTGGATATAAATCAACTTGTATTCCTACCATAGATGGCAAGAGCATTCTTACCACGATGAGTAACAAGGGAAATAGGATTATTGGTAGGATTGATATTTGCAACAGTATTCAACAGATTAGTAATGTTGCTTGTCCTATGTGGCTTGATGATGCAGAGAGTCTTGATTCTGCAAATCAGCAGAAAGCTGTAGATATGGTGGATGGTCAGATAATAATGCTTGCCGTAAACGACAACGAGGAATTGGAGGTAATGTGATGAGTAAGGCATTAGAAGTAGCAAGAGAACTTGTAAGGCAGCTTGAAGAAGCAGAAAGAAAGAATAAGGTAGAATTATCAACCTTGGCACCTGGAGATGTGTTTGAGATTGGAAAGAATGACTTTATTGTGCTTGAACAGATAGGGGCTGAGACAAAAATTATTTCTAAGAACTTTATGGCCGAAGACATAGTTTATGATGAGGATTCAAGAGATTACAACAAATCTAATCTCAAGGAAATGATTGAGGATAAGATTCAGCCGATAATTGAGTCGGAGATTGGAGAAAACAATCTTGTTGAGCATACTATTGAGTTAACATCAGTTGATATGCAGCATGAATTTGATGATTGTAAATGCAAGGTAAGACCTATTACTTTTGATGAGGCTAGGAAGTACAACAACTTACTTCCTAATAAGGACTTGGACGATTGGTGGTGGACATGTACTCCTTGGAGCACTGAGGAAAGAGGTTGTAGTTATAGCATCGCCGTTGTTTCGTCCGCTGGCCGTGTCTACGGCAACTGCTGTGACAACTACGACGGTGTTCGCCCGGTTTGTATCTTAAAATCTAATATCTTTGTATCAAAGAAAGGGGAATAATCATGCCAGCATTAACAATGAGAGTATTACAGAAACAGATCAATGATCTCAGAAATGAGATTGCAGTGTTAAAGGCAACTTTAAAGTCAATCAATCTTCTGGAAGGACTTTGTATTGGAGATACATTTGAAGTTGCAGATACAAAGTGGAAGATACTTGATATTACAAGTGCTGGATATATTTGCCTGGCTGATAATATTAAAGAGAGACAGTTTGACTCAGATTCAAGCAATTGGGAAAATAGCGATCTTCGTGGTTATCTCAACGAGGAGTTTTTTGAGAAGATTGCCACAGAAATAGGATCGGAAAATATAGTTCCGTTTGAGAGAGATCTTTTATCTCTTGACGGACAGACAGAATACGGCAAGTGTGAGGATAAGGTTTCTCTTCTTACTGTTGATGAATACAGAAAGTATAGAAGCCTCATACCAAACACCGAAGATTATTGGTGGTGGCTTGTCAGCCCTTGGAGTACACCATGCAACGATTACAAAAGAACCGTTACCGTTGTTTCGTCCGCTGGCTGTATCCTCAACGACTGTGACGGCAACTACGGTGTTCGCCCGGTTTGTATCTTCTCATCTTCAATCTTTGAATCAGGAGATTAAATGATATGGCGGAGAAAGAGTTTGGAGTGATTTTACAGGCAAAGAATTTGGCTGAACACACTTTTCGTATAACTTCAAATTGCAATAGATACCCAAAGAAATACAGATTTTCGCTTGTTGACAAAATGCAGAATAAAGCATTGAAAATATACGAATATTTGTATGAAGCAAATAGGACGAATTTGGAAACTTGCCTTGAAGAAAGATCAGAACTGCAGACAAAGGCTATAACACAATGTGATGAACTTTTATTTTACATTGAATTATCAATGAAATTGAATATTATCAATGTGAAAAGCATGGAATACTGGTCGAAAATGGTAGCCGATGTTAAGCATATGGCAATAGCCTGGAGAACTGGTGATAAGAAGAGGCGGGCTGATAGCGAAGATAATTAAAAATATAGGTTACACACTGTATAAACCGTTGTTTCGTCCGCTGGCAATATCAACAACAACAACTGTAACAACAACAACGGTGTTCGCCCATTCTGTATCACACAGACAGTAAGAGTAGGCATTAAGCCGAAATCAGATAAAGATACAAAAAGGTGTGTGACCTTTCCCAAAAGGATAAATACAAAGGAATTTTTACTATGGATAAAGATGTTATATGTGATTATGGAAACCTGTATAAAGCATATAAAAAAGCTAAAAGTGGTAAAAAACATAATTCAAGCACTGCAAAATTTGAAGCAATGAGTCTTGAAGGGCTTCATATGTTGAAAGAACAACTTGAAAATCGGACATATCGGATGAATCCGTATAATGAATTTAAGGTCTACGAACCTAAAGAAAGAGTGATTAAGTCGTGTTCATTCAAGGATAAGGTAGTTCAGCATTGCTTATGTGACAATATTTTGCTCCCAAGGTTGAAGTATGAATTTATAAAAACAAACTACGCAGGGCAACTCGGCAAAGGGACCCACTTTGGTATGGATTGTTTGAAAGAACATATGCTTGAATTTTACAAAGAGCACGGTCTTGACGGTTGGATTTTGAAATGCGATGTTACAAAATTTTTCTATCAGATAGATCATGAAGTGTTGAAAGATATAGTCGATTACTATTTTGATGACGAATACACAAAATGGCTAAATCATCTATACATTGACAGCACTGATGGCTTAGGGCTGCCACTTGGCAATCAGGTAGCACAAGTATATGCATTGCTTATGCTAAATGGGTTAGATCATTTTATAACCGGTGAGCTAGGAATTGAATTGTATGGTAGATACATGGATGATTTTTATCTGATTGCACCAAGCAAAGAATACTTGAAACATTGTCTGGATTGCATAAATCAATTTGTAGCAAGCCTGGGATTATCACTTAATGGTAAGACACAGATAGTCCCGTTTAAAAATGGAATTTTATTTACAGGTTTCCATCACTATGTAACGAAAGATGGAAAGTATATACGGAAATTGAATGGTAAAAGTAAGCGAAAGATTTACAAAAAGCTAAAAATTTGGACGAAACTTGTTAATGATGGCAAGATGACAGAGAAAAAGTTCTATGAAAAATATGGTGCTTTGAAGAATCATATGCTACATGGTAACTGTGTAAAATTGTGCCATTCCATGGATGTATATGTGGAGGAATTGTTAAATAAATCAAATAAAATAAGGAGAAATAAATATGATTAAGTGTGTCAAAGGATTTGTTGAAATCAAGGGTTCCAAGAATGAGGTTGCAGCTGAGACAGCAATACTGCTTAGATCTTTACGTGAGCATATAAGTGAGGACGAGTTTAAAGAGGTTATTGAAAACTCAAAAAAGACTGATGATGAGATTGAGGCAGAAGCCAGGGAAGTCAAGAAAAAAATTATTGCAGAAATTTTTAAAGAAGTACTGCATGAGGAGGATAAATAGATGAAAGATAGTACACAGATAGTTGCAACAGAGCAGAAGAAAGAAGTAGCAGCCTCAAACAAGGTAACTGATTACAGTCTTGGTATATTTGGTACATCCGATAATTTTATCATGGCGATGCAGATGGCTAAGGCATTGGCTGAGTCAACTATTGTACCACAAACATACCAGAAGAACCCATCCAATTGTCTTATCGCTATTGAGCAGGCACAGAGAATGAGAATAAGCCCTCTCATGGTCATGCAGAACCTGTACCCTATACAGGGCAGACCATCATGGAGTTCTCAGTTTCTTATCGCCCAAGTGAATAATAGTGGTAAATACGATATGGAGTTACAGTATGAGGAAACCAAGGATACAAATGGTAAACCATACTCTTGTACTTGTTGGACTACAAAGAGTGGCAGAAGAGTAGAGGGCATGACCGTGGATATGCAGATGGCCAAGGACGAAGGTTGGCTTGGTAAGAATGGTAGCAAGTGGAAAACAATGCCACAGCTTATGCTTAGGTATCGAGCTGCATCGTTTTTCTCACGTCTTAACTGTCCTGAATTAACGATGGGATTATACACCAAGGAAGAAGTTGAGGATGGTGATTTTAAGGAATATACAATTGAGGATGTATCAACACAGGTGCAGAGTGATCTTGAAAATGCAAATTCGCAGGAGTTTACGGAAGACGAAGAAGTACCAGAGTTTGCAAAGTAAGGAGTATATATGAGGAAAGATCGCAACGGAGAAGTGCTTTCAGGTAGAGTAAATGACCTTACTTGCAATGGTGAATGTACACAGTGTGGACAATGTTGCAGCAATCTACTACCCATGACAGATGATGAAATTGCAATAATTCACAAATATGTCAAAAGGTATCACATTAAAGAGCACAGGCATAATTATCCAATATTGGGGTTGTCTGACATGACTTGTCCGTTTTTAAACGACAGCAAAACATGCGAAAAATGTGAGATATATCAAGTAAGGCCAAAAATTTGTAGGAATTTTATATGCTGTTCTGAAAAAATGCCGGCTCCAGACATAGAACATGCATTTAGATGCAAAATCACAAATGTAAGAGAGGAGTTTTTCAATTGAGAATAGTTTCGCAAGATGGAATGGTAGATTATCCATACGAAAATAGTGTGGTATTTCTTGATCATAGGTTTGAATATGCCATGTCGATTCAAGTGATTGGATGTGAGGAAATTGAAACACTGGGTAAATATTCTACAAGAGAAAAAGCACTTAAGGCTATAGAAGAGCTAAGATACGCATACTTGTGTTATGAGAGATTAAAGAGAGGTGCTAAACTTTCAGATCTTCCAGACGATGTTACGTTGAAGCAACTTGAGTGCATATGTGGAATGTATTGTTTTCCGCAGGATGATGAAGTGGAGGTATAGAGATGAAAAAGAATTTAATAGTACGTGCTTGTGAATTATGTGGGACTATACAGCCAAGGGATGAATCACGTTCTAATGAAAATTGGAATGTGTATGACGCAAAGGCTATATGCAGATGTGGTGGTAAATACAAAATAATGGCAAGAGAGGAAGCGGAGAAATTAAGAAATGAATCTTAAATGTATTTCCAGTGGTAGCGTAGGCAACTGCTATTTGCTTACAAATGCAAGTAATCAAACGCTTATCCTTGATTGCGGAGTGTCAATTAAAGATATACAGAGAGGCCTTGATTACAACATTAAAGATGTCGTTGGTGCCATTGTAAGTCATGCTCATGGAGATCACATCAAGGCAGCAGTTGATTTGAAAAAACTGGGTATACCAGTGTGGAAACCGTTTGAACCTGTTAGTAAGGCTGTAAAAATGGGAGAGTTTACAATTCGTTGTTTTCCTCTCCCGCACAACGGCACCCCCAATTATGGCTTTTTGATCAAGACTGATGGACAAAAAGTGTTGTACATGACGGATTTTGAGTATTGCCCAGTTACATTCAAAAAACAAAATATTGACCATATGTTAATTGAATGCAATTACATCAAAGATATGGTCGATGCTGATGCTCCGAATTATACTCATAAGATACTTGGCCACTGTGAATTAGCTACTTGCAAGGAATTTGTTAGGGTAAATGCTACAGATAACCTACAGAACGTCATTTTGTGCCATTTGGGCATTGATACAAGCAATGCTGACAGAATGGTTGCTGAGATATGTGAAGTGGCTAAAAACGCAAAAGTGGACGTTGCAAGAGCTGGAACAGAATGGCAGTTGAGAGCAAAGGATGAATGTCCATTTTAAGCAGAAAGGAGTACAAAAGATATGGCGAAATCAAATGATAAAGTACATGAATATAGAATGTCCGGTGCAGCTTGGTTGTTAGAAATTATCAAGCGTGAGGGCATAGAGGAAGCAGAAAAGGAACTGGCCAAACGTAGAGCATGTTTTGTCCCACTTGAAATTCCAACGTCAAAGATGCGTGAATATGAGCAGAAAGTCAAATGGAACACGATCGATACAGTGGTTTTGTTATCATGTGCAACATTGCACGATGAATTTGGGTTTGGCCATGATAGATTATGTAGATTCATTGAGCGCTTTATGCTTAAAACTTCTTGCCTTGCTGACGAAGATGTGAAGTGGCAGGACTATATAGATACATTACAGAAAGAGGTTGGGATAACCTTTACAATTAGACAGAATGGAGAGAAATAGTATGAACAAAGTAATTTTGATGGGTAGACTTACCCGTGATCCAGAAATCCGATATTCACAGAATGGCGATCAGATGTGTATAGCTAGATATACATTGGCTGTAGATCGTAAATTTAAGAAACAGGGCGATGGGCAGACAGCGGATTTTATCAACTGCATTGCATTTGGCAAGAGCGCTGAGTTTACAGAGAAGTACCTTAAACAGGGCACTAAGATTGCCATAACTGGTAGAATCCAGACTGGTAGTTACACCAACAAGGATGGCAATAAAGTCTATACGACTGATGTTGTTGTTGAGGAACAGGAATTTTGTGAGAGTAAGAATGCGAATAACAGCAATAGTCAGCAGTCCAATACAGCAAATGCGAGCAATCAGCCAAGTTCTGGAAACGACTTTATGAGCATACCAGAAGGCATAGAGGATGATTTACCATTTAAGTAGGAGTGAAAGCGGATGAGCACAAGAAAAGGAATGAATCTAAAGCAGGTGAAGAATCAACTTGAATTGCTTGAAGGTATACTTGAGCAGGATGCTACATCGAGATGTAAGAACATATCAAGCAGGTGTGCATTAAGAATCGCTCAAGCGTGCGTTAATAAGCAGATAGGGCAGAAGCCGCTGGCTGTAGAAGAATATAATGGCAAATGGGTTCCAATACGATATTCTTGCCAGCAATGTGGGGGCAGTTTGTGTAATGAGCTTGTGTATTACTGCCCGAACTGTGGACAGAAAATTGATTGGTCGGAGGAGGAGAAAAATGGAAAAGCTAACAATTGATGAGATAATAGGGCATTGCGAAAGAAAGACAGAGCAATATGAACGATTTCACAAGAGAGAATATCTTGAAACAATGCCGTTGACTAGTTCGACAATAAAAGAGTATTGGGAGCATAAACAGGTTGCGGAATATCTGAAAAAGCTCAAAGAATATCAGCAGTTAGAGGAACAGGGTAGGCTTATAAAGCTACATTACAAAGATGTGTATTTCATTGTTGATATAAACAATCCTAGGTATGCAGCGGTTATGAAAAGACCTATAAGGGAGCTTGCAATATATGAAATTGAAAGTATCGACAAAAAAAACTGCAAGTATTTTTCCACAGAAGAAAAAGCCGAGGCAAAACTGAAAGAATTGGGAGGTGGAGAGAATGAGTGATAAGCAGAGTAATCTCACAGACAAAGAAATGGAAGATTTACAGAGCATAGCAACTGACACATTAGCAAGTGTATGTGCTATGGCAGACAAGCACAACATCGACAGAGATAGTATGCTGAAATACTTTGCTGATATGCTCACAGTTTTTACAGAAGTGGCAAGCATACAGAATTATGAAACTAACCACACCAATGCCGACAGAATTAGAAGCATGTCGGATGAAGAGTTGGCGGAATGGCTTACCAATATGTGTGATTTTGAAAAGAATGAAGAGCCTTATAAGTCAATTTACAATCTTGACACAGAAAAAGAAGAGGAAATCCATGATAGTTACGGAGATTTATTAAAATGGCTTCAATCAGAAGCGGAATAGGAGAAAAATATGGAAAAAATCACAGATAATATGAAATATATAGTATCAGAGGGCGATGTGGTGACAATACATGATGCAAGCTGGGATTATTCTAAACGAATTGGAGAACCTTTTGAAGCTATCGTGCTGTGGGGCGGTATTCATGGGCAGCCACTTGTCACTAAAATGGGAGAATACAGACCATTTTGGAGCACCTATGCATCTATTGTAAAAATAGACGGACATATCAATTTAGATAGGTTATTTGGTACTAATAGGAAAGAATAGGAGAGAATATGGAAGATAGATATTTATTCAAAGCAAAAAGAACCGATAACGGAGAATGGGTGCAGGGGTACTTGTTTGATGACGGATTTGAAAATGCAAGAGTATTTATAGGTGGCCTTGTTATTGAGAAATACACAGGGACTGCTTGTGATGATTGGACTATTTCTGGTTCGTGTTTCTGCAAGGTTGATAAATCCACAATCTGCCAATGCACAGGTTTGAGAGATAAGAACGGCAAACTGATTTGGGAGAATGATATATTGATGTGCTATGACAACACCGACAATCTTGTAAAAGTGGCATATGGGGAGTTTGATGTAATCGATGCGGACTCGCTAAATGTTTCTGACTCTGTTATTGGCTGGCATCATGAAGTTGTATCAATGGACGCATTAAACAAATACGAGCTACTTCGCTATGATATGCTACCACTTACTGAATATTATATACAGTTAATGGAATCAAAAAGGATTGGAAATATATTTGATAATCCAGAATTGTTAGAAAGTGAGGAATAATATGACAGAGCGTGAGGCAGTTGAAAAGTTAAAAGCATACTCAAAGTGTCAGTCATTGCAAGTCAAGGGCATATACGAGGACTGCAATAATGAGAGATGCGATAATTGTGACCTGTGCTATATGCAAGGCACTACAGGCGAGCACTGTGAGGCTATTGATATAGCAATACAGGCACTTGGAAAGCAGATACCGAAGAAACCAATATTTAATCATAACCTTAGTGATACTCTTTCTGTATTCCATTGTGAATGTGGAAACATAATCAAAGTTAGTCATGATGTAGGAATAATGAATAACAACAATGCACCAAATTACTGTAGCAAGTGCGGTTGTAGATTAGATTGGAGCGATGAAGATTGAGATTAATTGATGTAGCAGGCCTTGAAAACATGGACGTAAATAGACAGAATGAAGTGCTGGATTCTGAATCGGATAGAATAGCTGAGAACTCTCACAATGTTGTGCTTAATCGAGTTTGTTATGCAAGGGGTTCAAGTGGAACATTTGTAATTGATCTTAACGACCCTATAGAGACTAGGGATTATTGAAAGAATATAAAATTTGATGATGCCGTGGAGATTATGGAAGGAGGTGAAGAAAACGAGTAAGCTAAATTACAAAAAAATATATGCTATAGAAAAATCCAACCGTGAAAGGCTTTTGAAAGTTAATCCAAACCTTGATGACAAGAGTGGTATATACTTTCTAACCCGGACGGATGAGGATGGCATATCTTACTTTTACATAGGCCAGGCTGTAAAAATTTTGCAGCGGATGTGCAGCCACCTTACCGGGTATCAGCACATAGACCTATCATTGAAGAAACGAGGGTTTTACAGTGCGGATAACCCCTATGGATGGCAGATTAATTTTATCCACTACCCTAAAACTGAACTAGATCAGATGGAACAGTATTGGATATTGCAGTACACGAAGAAAGGCTACCAATGCCGTTACAACAAGACAGCTGGCGGTCAAGGTGAGGGCAAGGAGAAGATAAACGAATTTAGACCATCTAGGGGCTATCGTGACGGCTTAGAGCAAGGTAGAAAGAACCTTGCAAGAGAATTATCCTCTATTGCAGATAAGCACCTTAAAATCGAAATTAGAGCCGATAAATTTAACAATAAGGTATCACAGAGACAGTTTGAGAAGTTTAAGGAATTATTGAAAGAGGGCAAAAGCGAATGAGCGGATATTATTTTTCTTACGAAGTTAGTCAGGACGGCACAAACACGTTGGTTGTGTATGACGTAGATAGCAGTCCATTATTGTCTACGCCACGAGTAGTAAAGGTTGTCACAGGAAATGCCGCAACACGGCTATATAAGGCTATGACATCTAAGGAAAGGAGCATATGGGAATGACAATTCCGACAGTAGATATGACGACCACAGGTGAAAATATCCTACGTCTGAGAAAGCGAGCTGGATTATCAGTCGTTGACTTGAATAAGGTGTTTGGATTTACAAATCTTAATGCAATTTACAAGTGGCAGAACGGCAAATGTATGCCGACTATAGACAACTTGATAATCTTAGCCGATTTGCTAAATGTTACAGTTGACGAGATCATAGCGAGAAAGACAATAACAACAATTTAAAATTTATCAGAAAGGACAGGTCGTGCGCACATAAAACCTAGGTGTCCTTTGGTGATAAAAATGTCACAAATGAATATTTTTGACTACTTGCGAGAACCTATCAGCATTACTAAGCCTATCAGACTCATAGAGTTATTTGCCGGTTATGGCAGTCAAGCTATGGCATTAAAGCGGATAGGTGCGAAATTTGAGCATTACAGGGTTGTTGAATTTGATAAATACGCAGTTGCAAGCTACAACGCAGTACACGGTACAAATTTTCAAACCATGGATATAACACAGGTTCATGCTGTGGATTTAGCCATTACGGACACTAAAACATTTACTTACTTACTTACTTACTCGTTTCCTTGTACTGATTTGTCGGTTGCTGGAAAGCAAAAGGGAATGAGTAAAGGTAGCGGTACAAGAAGTGGTTTGCTGTGGGAAGTGGAAAGAATATTAACTGAAATCAGAGATAATAACGGAGAACTGCCACAAATCCTGTTTATGGAGAATGTGCCGCAAGTTCATAGTCAGGACAATATGCCTGATTTTAGAAAGTGGTTGGATTTTCTTGAAAGTTTGGGATATGTGAACTACTGGCAAGACCTAAATGCTAAAAACTACGGCATAGCGCAGAATAGAGAAAGATGTTTCATGTTCTCATTTTTAGGAGAATACAATTATCATTTCCCTGAGCCTACACCGCTCACTAAACATCTGAAAGACTGCTTAGAGGATAATGTAGATGAAAAGTATTACCTCAACAACGAAAAAGCACAGAAACTTATTCAGACACTTATTGACAATGGAACATTACCAGATACAATCCCTAGCAGAGCAGAGCAGAGCAGAGCAGAGCAGAGCAGAGCAGAGCAGAGCAGACTTGTGTTGACGGAACAATCTGTGAACCAGGAAGAAGAGAAGTTGCAAACTGTATCAAGGCGAGATATGACGCTGGAATTAGCAACTTACGATCGGATGGAAACTGTGTTATTGAACAATATAAGAATAGACAGAAAAACTGATGTTGCTTGCACTCTTATGGCTAGAGATTATAAGGGTTACGGCAACAAACAGAATGGAAATGGAGTAATTGAATGGAAATAATAGGCAGTATATACACAGAAGTTTCAGACAATTTTCAGAAAGGCATTATCGGGGGGGTGTTTCCCAATGTGTCAAAGCGGAAAAACACGATTTAGGAGTTGTTTTAATGAATGAGGTTAAAGAATTTATGATGTGGGGGGTGCAGTCCAACATTGAGTACAATGCAAGGTGGTAATCAAGAGCCGAAAATTCTTGAAGCAAAGCAATTAGGATTTATGGATAATGGCACAGGTAAACACCAATCAAACACAGTATATGATGAAAATGCACTTTGCCCCAACATTACAACAGTTGAGGGTGGCGGTACACAACAGATTAAAGTGTGTGAAAGTCAGATAGTTGCTATGCATGGCAGAAATCCTGATAATCCGTCAGATAGAACTAATGGAAGTCCAACAG